CTTGATCCTTGATCCGCTTGCTAGCAGACTTGGATCGCCGGTTACGTGAAGCCCTCTTGCGCTTGCTAACCGTGAGGTTATCCCAGCCGTCACCCGTGCAGACCACGGCGGAAGGCATGACACCTATCGTTAGCTTTGCATCGGGCGACAGTCGCGGATAACGCATCGGTCGCTCCTATTTTATTTTATGACATTCGAGAGTAGAGAGGGATAGCCTGCCCCTTCATATTGCAGGATTCATTTTTCGGAATCCCTCTCATTTACTCTCAACCTTTTACTACTCTATCACCTGCCGTGCTACTTGTCAAGTCAATTTATGAAAAAGATTGGCGGATCAAGTAGCTCACTAGGGAGACTGTCCGATTCCTTTTCTTTAACTTGACTGTCCAGCGAAGCCTATCACACTTCAATGCTACTTGTCAAGAGACTTTTTGAAAAATTCTTTTTGAGCCGGGAGGTCAACGCACGAGGCGGAATGTCCCTGGTCTCACTTAGACCCTTCAATCAATCTCTGCCAGGAAGACTATCGAACCTGGCGACCAGGGTCAATGGGCACGTGCACAAGAAATCTAAAGATTGCATTTGAATCAATTGTTACAAAGTCTCCCTGGTCTACTAATACCCGCGCGTAGATGTAACAATTGTCACAAAGTTAATCAAAAGGTCCTATTTACTCAAAATCCTCTATTTGATAAAACGATTTTGATTAATCGGGGCACCCTGATTCCTCAAGGACCACCCTGGCATCCTGGCCCCTACGGTAGTAGCCGAGACTCCCAAAATTGTGGGAAATATTATTTTGGTGAAGTATGGTGACAAGAGGCATGAATCAATCCGGGTGGGCGAGGTGTACTTCATTTAATCAATCTTCGGCGGGCGTTCGGGTACCCATAACCTTCCCTCAGCATCTCGCTCAGCTAGGCGAGTGATATCAGGCACCAGCAGTTTGCCATCATTGGTTCCTTCAGCGATGGTCTGCCAGTCCCGATAGTATTTGCCTCTATCTTCTACTTGTAATATCCACTTCTCGAAACTCACGCGCAGCCGCAGTTTTCCTATGAAAAGCAGAGTCTCATCTGGATTAAATAGGAGTTCAACTATCGACTTGCCTTCGTTCCATTCAACCTCAAGCTCATCTTCTTTTTCATCTAGTTCAATTTTCATTTATCTAATCCTGGCGGGTCGTACAGTGGGTCTTCGATTCCAATTAACTTTAAGGCAGTGCGCCGTAGGTTGTCAGCATCTTGATATCGGTTATATAGACGCTTAAAGTCCTCACGGCCTATGTCTTTTTCTTTCATATAACCCTTGATACGGCGTTGTTCTTCCTCGATATGCGGGATAGACAGAGCAGCAGAGATGATACTGATCGCCGGTGGGTTGATTGCTTTTGCTAGTTCTTCTACATTTGTCATATGACGATCACCGTCCACCATTCTTCGTTTTCACGTGCTCGAATAAAATGCGAGATGCGCGTATTTCCTAGCCCGACCCGCTCGGTTGCGATGTGGTAGTAGGTTCCACAAAACCAATATTCCCTGACCGTTACCTGTGTCTCCATATAACCTCCTGATCTTGTCCTGAAATTTAAGTTGCGAGCGATAGCTTCCGCTAGCTGGGTTCACTAATGAAGTTTTCAAGCAAGTAGGCCGCGAATTTTTTGTTGTCGATCTTGAGATATTCTTGCGCCATTTGTTTTTCTACTTCCGCGATGTTCTCTTCGAACCAACGGAGGAAAGCTGGCTCGAAATCCTTGGTGGCCAGGAGAGCAACAGGAACCGCTGCTGAGTAGGTTCCTATGTCGCGCTCGACGGTTGGTTTAATGACTTGGATCAGCACCACGATCTGATCAGGCCAGAGCCCTCCCAGGTATTCTTTATCGTAGACATTAAATAGCCAGCCAGGCTTATAGGTGATCCGGTCTAGGATTCGTGATACGTCATTTAGTTCAATCATCTATGCGCTCCATCCTGAATACGTGGTCCATAATAAATAAATAGCAGCGAGTAGTTGGATCTGTCTCGAATTTGGTTACTTCTACTGGATCTTCCTTGGTCAGCTTGTATGTTCCCGCGCGCAGCCAGCCGCCCGGTGGGAATTTAACTATCAAGCCCTCTTCTTGATACCCCTCAGCTAGAAGCGCTTCAAAGAAAGCCCTATCTTGTTGTTTGGTTAATTCCATCTAGCATTCTTCCTATCTCTTTGCTGTGCTGTTGTTCTTGTTTGATTCTGTGTTCCATCTTGTCTTTGTGTGCCTGCTGCTCGTGGAAGTTTTCGTTGGCCATATATAGAACCGCTATCACGGCTAATATATAAATACTACAAAGGATCAGCACAAAACGGGTGTGCTGAGATAAATACCATGGGTACTTGCGCACCTTAGGAGGTTTGGGCAGAGCCTCGATCAGAGTCGCGCGAGCGGCAAAGTCATCTACCCAATACTCCTGCCGCAGGTCGGGCAGATGCAGGGAGTTTACGATTTCAGGCTGTTTACTATCGTCGTAAATTGGCTCTTCTGGTGAACGATAAGGCGAATGATAAGTAATGATCTGATCTACATCGTATGTCTCAGGGTCTACGAATATTTTATTGTTATTGTTCCACCGCATCGATTTTCTTCCAGGGCATCCTGAATTCGACCCGATATGAGTATTGATCGTCGTTTTCGTCTTTAAATACGACCTGATAGGAGGATCGGATGCTTTTGCGTTCGGCCAGCATCGCATCGGCGACCTGATCAGGTACCTCGACACAAATTAATGCTTCTAGCTTCATTTATTATCCTAATCAGTCTGGTATATAGGGGTGAGCGCTAGCAACTAGCTCACCGTCATAGCGCCGGTAGAATTTGCGTATCTCTTCTTTGCCGCTGGCCAAGGTGATCGCTTCGATTGAGTTCTCGGCCATAATGAGGATAGATTTCTGTATTTCAATATATTGTGATTTCAGCGTAGAACTATCCGCAAAATGCACCTCGAATGCTGGCATTAACTCACCTCCACGTTAAAATCGACGTTAAATCCTTCTATTTCTTCAGTTGACATATCCAGATCAGCAACAAACCCTTTAACGTGAGCTTTGATTGCGTCGTCTAGACGGCTTTGCTCGCGGAATGGTAGATCCCAATACTTTTCTTCGCCTTCTTCATCAAATTCGGCGTTGACATAGATTTGTACGTCGGCCATCAGTTTGCCTCCACTCTAATATCGTGATAATGGCAGCAGGCACCTTCGGCATGATTAACTAAACAACGCTTGCCTTTGTTACGAACGCCTTTTTGGAACCAGTCGCGGCAATTCGGACATTGCTCGGCTCCCTGGTAGCGCTCATCTTGCCAGTCTTCGAATGCTTCATCAGCAAGTAGGTGGAGTCCCGCGCGGGTATACATGAAGTGCTCTACCAGCGCGATCATCTCTTTTTTAACTATTTGCTTCTGCTTTGCTAGATCAATAGGTTCTGCTGGCATAAATTGGCCCCCAAATAGATCCGCCTACGTAGAATCCTGTTGCTGCGGCTGCGCCCGTGTAGAAATATGTCTTTGCGCTTTGAACATCTCCAAAAATTGCCCCGACGAGATACCAAACAGCAACTAGAAATGCTCCATACGCTAGTGCGTTAGCTAATATTCTCCATTTGCTTGTCATTACCACCGTCCCCAATAGATTCGACACATAATTGCTAGTAAAATTAATGCTATTATTACCGTAATTGCGTAAGTCACGGCCCAATCCGGCCCAGGTGAGCTACCCAATACTTGCCTACGTGCGCTGCGCCTAATCGCCTAGCTTTGTCAGACATGATTATGTCGTAGTGTGCGCGACTTGCCATCCATTCTTCTACGATTTGCTTAGAGCTTTTCTGGCCATCGCCAAGTACCTCACCGGCCCACCAGAATTTCTTATTGACATGGATCACAGCATCATGCTTCAGAACATGCGTCCTATTTAACTTTTTGGCCATGCGCCGGGCCGATAAACGGAGCAGCCGACCCTTTTTGAGCGGCTTTTTCTTACGCTCCCTGCGTTCCTTATTTACATACTCAAGTACGGTCACTGGTGCGCTCCCTTGGGTTCATGGCAGACCATGTTTCCCATTCAACCTGCTCGATCACTATTTTCTCAGGTAAGCCCACGAGCTTATCGTGAACATCGCCCACCGCAGAGAAAATTCCAGAGTGGAAAGTCTCGATAGCTTGATTCTGGCCTTCATCGTAAATAGCTTTAACTGAATATCCCATTATTTCTCATCCTCATAGGGCAGTACGTACTTTTCCATAAAAATGATGGCCGTTTCTAAGGATCGATGACCAACAGGCGTGATAGCTGTCTCAGGAAAGCCAACCGTCCCGCCAAGCCCATAGACAAACCAGCGCTTGCCACGACCCTCTTTGAATTCATATTCACCGTTTTTGGTCTGCCAGTGCCCCGGCTTGATCTTGGTAAGTGGCCTAATTTTGTCCATTCACCACATCTCCTACGTGCGTGGGCGAGACACCGGCCCGTACAGCGATCTTTCTGTAGGTAAATCCGGCATTGACCATTCTTTTAATCACTTCATCGCGGTCATCGCGGGACTTTTTCAGCTTCTTTTCACAGTTCTGGACCGTATTTACCGATTCGTCTAGCTCACGAATCAGAGATTCATTATTTTCTTCCACTGATCTTTCTCCTTTCAATCTCGCGCAGAGCTATTTCCTTACAGGCGAGCGCAGAGCGATGGCGCGGAGTACCTTCAAGAGCCAAGTCTGCTGTTTCTTGAGAAAGCTTGACTAGCTCTGCCGGGTGAGGATGGTTCATAGCGAATTCAAGGTTCTCCCTGTAAATCCTGATTGCGTCATTAAATTCATGATTGAGCATCGCTCCTGAGCTACTAAATGGCATTGCCGCCAGATGGCAGGCATCACAGATGATCGTATCGCCATCCCAGGTGGCATCGTCACTCAGAAGTTCTTCATCTTCATAAAATAGATGGCCGTCAAGGCAATCTTCTGAGATTCCAGCCCTACATTTAATTATCTCTTGCATATCCCTCCTATACCGGTTCGTGATCTGGCCTGTGATACTGCCGACAGCTACCTTTGATTATGCAACTAGCTAGCGTGAAACACTCCATGCAACTGTCCTTGATAGTAAATTCAGGTACAAATTTACCTTCAGGGACAACGCATCCTATACCCGCATAAGGAACAGTTTCAGTTAATGGCTCTGGCAGGTGCAAGTCTTCACAAATTTCAAAGGCTTGTTTGGTTGTACGAAGCTGTCGCCACAATTTATGTACGCCCATATCGCCCATTGCCTGAGATTGCACATCAAGAATGTCATGAAATGCAACAAACCGAGACAGTGGACCGTACATCATCCAGTCTCGGGTGACACCGGGATAGCTGTGATCGCCGTCGATAAAAAGAAAGTCGATCTGGTGCCCCTGTAATTGATTTGTCAAAGCAACCAGCATAGCCGCTGAATGAGAATCACCAACCAGCATCCTAAATTCTTGGCTACGATTAACTGCAAAAATCTCTAGCTGTGTAGCAACATGAACATCAAATGCGCCACCGGGAGCACCGGGATCATCTATACCAATAAATAAAGACCCTTGTGGGCAAGCTTGCATCCAAGCCCACATCGTTCCGCCCCGATGCAGGCCGATTTCTACAACTATCTTCGGCTTCAGAATAGATAAAATCTGTAGGAGCGTGGCTAGCTCCTTCTCTTTCTGAAGCGCTTGAAGTTCACGGACGGCATATTTGGCTATTCCTTCAGCCGTAGCCCAATCCATCGCACCATTTTGTTTGATATCCATAGGCATATCCCTAGAACTATCCACCCTTCCATTAATTCAAGCTGATCGGCTGCGTGATGACAGCTTCGTTTTCGTCCTGCTCAGCGTCAGCCGCCAGATCGGCCTTGAGCTTGTCCATTTGCACGTTCCAAATCGCCCGTTCCCATAGCCTCCCCATGTAGAAACAGGCCACTACCAGCAGAATCCTCTTCATCGAACCTCCCTTGATGGACTAGTCCCCGTATGCTACTGTGATAGCGGCAAGCTGTCAAGGGGGGTGGACATGCCTCTAGAACACAAGATTATTTGTAAAATAACCGAGATAGAACGTATCCCGCGTATCACTCAAGGCAATGGGCACGAATTAGTTCTAGTCTTTGAGGGCGAGCTTAGGAGGAATACGAAAGATTGGATCGAACAAGCCATCAAGAGGGAGAACATCACCATCGTTCAGAATAAAAAGCTAATAGGTTAGGTAGATATGTCAGACGAAGCAGGAATGCCACAAAAGGAAATCAAGACTCGCAGAGTCACTGCCATTACCTTTCGCATGGTCGAGATGGCAGAGCGTTTCCTTCAGACCCGCGAATTTGTTGATCCCGCCAGCAGCCCGGTTGATGCTCAGCCACAGATCCAGTTTCCTTTATTCGGCGGTGAGATGACGCTTGAGACTGTTCCGGGCGAGCACGTTGTCTGGTGTCAGGGTGGAACTAATGATCAAACCATCCGCCGCGTCGAGAAGCCGAACGGTGACGGCACCATTCTCACCAAGATTTATTCAATTCAAGCGATCTTAGCCCGCGAGCAGGAATTTGAGGTGCCAATTGAGCAAGAGGCGCAAGGGGAGGAAGCTCCGCAAATTATCCTTCCACGAACGGCAAGCGAAGAAGAAGCACAACCAAAGAACGGATCGAGCCGAGAAAATAGCGGCGAAGCAAAAGACGATTCCGGGGGAGAAGACGGCTAAAGAAAAGAAAATGCCTGGTGTCTGATGGAACCTGATCTTAATAACCAAATAGAAACTCGTGTACCGTTCCGAGTGCAATTAAACTTCAGTGCGGCTGTCAGTGTCGATGATGAAGATCTTGCTGAATTCACTGAAGTCTATGAACGTATGATTGAAACGGCTGAGAAGTTAGGCATGCACTTAGAATTTGGTTATATAATGCCGATGGAGCGCGGTGACGTTATCCCAGGCGGCGGACTTGATGAGGATCTACGTCTTAGCGCACGGCCAGCACTGACGCAGCCATGAGTGAGAATCAGGAACTCTTAGTTAATTCAGCGGAGCGAGCACATATCGCTTTTGATGAATATATAGCTGCAAGACGAGTAGCCGTAGAAAATCCTGCTCAAAAATTTCTTGAGATTGATCGTTGGCATGAGCTTCAAGCTCGAATGCGCGATTTAGGTTATTACTTAGAGCTAAATGCTAAAAACAGATCTGAATGAGCGGCAGCAGGCATGTTTGAGGTTCCTTGTGACCAAGGGCGAGCCGGTGAAGCTGGATCGGTTTGTGTTTCCTCAAGAGGAATCTCGGTCTGTATTGCCAAAGACAACCATTGCGGCGTTATTTATTGTTAGGAGTCTTATCGATATGGGTCTAGTCAGGAGGGTAGGCAAGACAGAAATTGCATACGAAAGCACAGATAAAGCGAAGGAATTGGAGCTAATTTAATGGCCGATAAAACGATCAAGGCCAGGGACATTAAGGTGGGGGATGAACTCCACCTGCGATTTGCAGGAGGGGATGATTATTTCGAAGTAGATCGCGTTGAAGTAATTCCCGATCAGACAGATGATCCGAATCGGGAAGACACAGTTAAATGGCAGGCATCCAACAGCATTGGTCAGTTTGAAGATATTTGCAGCGCTGACCAAGATGTAGATATCAAGGTAAAGGAGTAAATATGAGCACTACGATTTATACGATGGGCGGCGGCGAGTTTGAGCTTAGCGACGATGAGAAGTTCAATAAGGTTCGTAAGCGTCTGAACGATCTGGCGGCTGGTGAGCACGAAGACGATCCTTTTACTCATTTCCAGTTTCACGATGAGCAGGGTGGTCGTATCTCGATTAACCCCGATAAGGTCATTGCGATTCACTCTACGCTTCGCACCGATCAGGCCGAAGAAGAGTAAACAAAATGGAACTGCCGCCATTCGATAAGGTGGCATCGAATGTGCTGGGGGCCGTGGAAGATCTTCTGCGGTCCCCACTCGTTCGGGGTGCCTACGATAAATTAGATAGAACCACGAAGCCTTACCCGGCTCCTGAAGATGTAGAAACCGAATACCTTGTACGTCAGGCGATGCTAGATGGTCGCTTGCCTAGTATTATTGAAAATGCTTCTAAGCTCGCAAACGAAGCATTAAAGTTCGAGCACGTTATCGCTGATGATGATTCGAGTCAGATGCGACGGCTCGTTACTTTGCGTGATTGTCTTCAGCAAGTTTCTTCTCTGCTCAAGGGCGAGAAGATCGATGATTTTGTTCATGATCACACTGAAGGACGGCATTGGACGCCTGGTACTACTAGGCTCACGTGGCCTAGCATGCCGAGTGTGAAAGTCAAAAAAGCTGGTAACGCTTCAGATCAGCTTGTTCCTGTCGGGACTGTGGATATTTTTCCGCCTCAAGCTGCTGCATTTACGCTTCCTGCCGATGGCAGAACAATTAAACGGGACGATTATCCTGATTTCAAAGGCGTTCCAGACGGTTGGACATACAGGCATGATGCAGACGGCAAACTTTGGCTTGATCTTCCTGATGAGCGCGAGAACGTAATTGATATCGATGTATCTGATGAGGGCGATGTAACCGCTCCTGTTATAGATGCAGCGGCAGACGCTATTGATCGCGGCAATGCTTTTAGTTATATTAAGCGAATTCGTAATATATCTGCTGATAACACTGCCGATATCAATGATGATTGGGATAAAGTCAATACTCTCGCTGTTGATGCGATGAATATATTGAAGGGCGATAGAGATGCCTAGTGCAGAACAGATGCAGAGAAACTATGCTGCGCTCGCGGAGCAAGCGGAGAAACTGTGTGCTACGGCCGTGGTCTTTTCAGACAAAGTAGAAAATCCGGTCTGGAAGGATGGTTTGCTGGCAGAAGTTGAGCAGCTTCGTGAGTTAATTAAGATAGCTCCCCGGCGTTCACCCTGGAATGGGGAGCTTCACGAAGACGATTTAGAAATTACTTTTTACAGAGCGCCGGGACAAACTATTAAAGAAGAACCACGTGGAGTCATCATTCGGCATAAACCTACTGACATTACACGGGAATCTTATAGCCAAATTAGTCAAATGTCTAATCGTGAAGTCGTGATTGGCGCTCTTACGAAAGCAGTTGGCGAGCACTATGCCGACCAAGGCGAATACGCAAATTAATTGGCAGAACGTGCTGCTGTCGGCCAGCGCGATTGTCAAGTCCTACGATACTGGCGTGACGCTGCGCCAGCTTTTCTACAGGCTTGTTTCGGAGCAGATGATTCCTAACTCCGTGAGCGCGTACAAGGTTTTGTCTCGCAAAACCGCAGAGGCTCGCCGAGAGGGATGGTTTCCATCGCTCATCGATAGAACACGCGCCATTGAAGTTAATCAATCATTTGATGACCCTAACGATGCGCTGTACTGGCTTTGGAAAATCTATCGTCGTGATCGAACAGAAAATCAAGAATGGTCTGTTTATCTCGGCGTTGAAAAGCACGGTATGGTTGTCCAGCTACAAGATTGGTTTGGTGATTATGGTTTACCTATCCTGGCGCTCGGAGGTTATTCGTCGCAAACTTTTGTTGATGTTGTCGCGGATGACGTAATTAATCAAGGCCGCAACAGTGTTCTGCTCTACGCTGGCGACTTTGATCCAAGCGGAGTGGATATCGACCGTGATTTTTTGGATCGCACGGGTATTTTCACTGATGTTAGGCGAGTCGCGTTAAGAGAAGACCAGCTTGAGAAATATAATTTACCTCCGTTGCCTGGTAAAGAGTGGGATTCACGAGCAGAAAGCTTCATGGCTCAATATGGCGAGCTAATGCAGGTTGAATTAGATGCACTTCCACCTGAAACTATGCGCGGTCTTTACAAGGAAGCGCTGGACGAATTCTTTGATTATGAGGCTTGGGAAGAGGTTAAGAAGCAAGAGGATGAAGAATTAATCAAGCTCGACCAAACCAGGGAAGAATTCGGCCTCTCCACGAAGGATCTGATGCGCGGTAGAATGAAGGCTGCCAACACGCAAACGCTGGATGCAATGGCACGCCTGATACGCGACATAAAGAAGGAGAGGAAGAGGTGATCGACTTTGCTTTGTGGGAGGATTGTGAAGCTCGCCACCGCGCCGCCGCCTCCAATTCCGTGGCTCTTAGGGATTTTGTTTTCGACCGATGGGCCGAAGTCGAGGCAGCCTGCGAATTTAATAATCCTGACAACTGGTCGGAAGCGAGAATCATAATCGCTACCGATGAAGGTCTGGCAGATTGCTCTATTTATTTGCCAAAGAACCTTGAAGATGAGGAATGGCTTGGGATGCTGATTTGGTGTTTCGAGTCAGGAACCTATGAAGCAGCCGAAGACTAGTTGCCCGCGCTGCGGATCTAAACAGCGTTTCCCTCTCCGCACAGAAGACATGGGCGAGGGAATTAAGCGGGAATTTATTCGGTGCAATATGTGTCGCATGGAGCGCGACATTAATTACACCACGGATAGGCTTCAACAGTTACGTGGCAAGCGAGCACGTTGTAGGCGCATGATCGGTCACGAGAAGGATTCCCACGGTGCAGTCTCCGATGCAACCAACCGTGTGATGATCAGAATCGTGCAGGATATAAAAGAAGAATCGGCGTATATAGCCAGAAAGATTTTTGAACGAAATGCTCACGTTCCGCCAGCTTGAGATGGTCGTGCATGTGGCCAATGGCTTAACGACCGCTGAGATAGCGGAACATATGCATTTGTCTCAAAGCTCTGTGCAGCAGACACTAGACAAAGCTCGCACCCGCGCGAGCGCGAAGACTCTCCCTCACCTCGTCAGCATTGTGATCGCCAGTGGCGCTCTTGAATGGAATGAAGACAAGTCCACGAGAGGGGTACCTGATGCTGATAGCAACTAGCACGCTTGTAGCTTTTATACATTTAATCATTGGTGGAGTCGTATGGACTGCGCTGATGTATTGGATCGCCAAGCGTCACAAGTCGCCGCTTACCGAGGCTGAGCAAGAGGAATACGAGCGCGCCCGGATCTGGTCGCACTACAACGGCGGCTATTAATGCAGAAGACCCGCCACTAGGACAGGCCTTCCACACTTCACGGGCAACCGCTTAAACTAAACCCATTAGCTCAGCGAGGCTTTCGATGGGCTTCGGCTGAGTCAGTAATTCCTTGATTTCAGAAGGAGTCAGGCCAGAGGCCGCAGACACTTCGTCAATCGAGTAGCCCGAGTCGCGGACCATCGAAATAGCCGCCTGCTCAAGCATGGAGCGCTTACCAGCGGTCATCACTTCCGCTCGAATGAGCCCATGAGAGAGCATCGTGAGGGTGTCAAGTGCCTGTGACATGATTCCTCCTTTCACAGCGGGATCATATCTGGTTCTGTGGCTTATTCAAGCCACATTTGCAGAATTCTACTATATTTTGTTACTTGACTTCCATTTGATTGCCTGTATTTGCCGTAAGCTAGCCCGTGGTGGCCGCAACAGGCAATCAATCCTCTGATGGATCTTCACTAATTGACGCTCGTGGCAGGGTGACCTGTCCCAATTGTGAAATCCCCAGGCACTTGATGTGGTACAAGCGCTTGGAGCAGATCGAGAAGTACGCCATGGAGACAAATCCAATCCTTCAATGCCCGCACTACAAGCCGACAGGCTGCGGTCACATTTTCTCCCCCGGCGATCACTCCCTGTTGCTCTCCGTACTAGCGCCACCTCAATCAAATGGGAAGCCTCAGGAGGTAGCGGCTAGTGGAGCATGAGCGCATAGAGCTTTTTGAATTATTCCTTTCAGATGATGGCGCTGTCTCGGAACCTGATGACAACGGCCTCATTTGGAAGGATTGTTTACGTGAGGGGACGTTTGCGATGACGCCCACACCGGGCGGCGCAATTAAACAGCCCTTCACTGTGGTAGCGGATGGTGAGACTGATCCGGCCAATAAGATCATCTCCATGGCCGATATCGAGGATTCGTTTAAGAATCGCTCGTTCGAGCATGTAACTATTCCGCTCAACCACAAAGACAAAGAACTTGACAATACGGGTTTTGTAAAAGGACTTCGCCGGGTCACCAAGCAAATCGGCGGTGTACCTCGCACCGTATTGCAGGCCGGTCTTGAGTTCACTGAGCCAGATGTAAAAGGCAAGGTAGAACGCGGGACCATTCCGAATGTGTCTAGCGGTATTTTCACTAATTTCACTCGCAAAGCTGATGCGAAGAAATTCCGTGCCGCTCTCAAGCACGTTTGTCTGACCAACACTCCTTTTATCAATAACCTTGATCCGTTCCCGGCCATTGCGGCTAGCGACGGCATCGATGCAGAAGATATCGATGTTGAGGCGTACACCTTCGCTGAAGAGGAAGGTGGAGGGGACGGCAAGACGGCCGAATTAGTTTGGGATGAAACCCAATCTATGAATTGGCGTCGTGATCAAATTCGGTCGATCCTTGAACCTCAGCGTGGAGAAGACGATGCGCCTAGTCCCTTCATGATCTTCGTTGAAGATATCGCTGAGGATTCTGCATTAATTTCCCAGGAGGGGCAGGGAGAAGTTAATCGCTTCATAGTTCCCTACTCCATTGAAGGTGGGGAAGTGAGGCTTGCACCGCCGATCCGATGGACTGAGGTTCATCAGGCGATGGTTGCAGCTTCGGACGACGATCCTATTTATTCGAATGATCTGAGGCTTAAGCTTACAGATGCACTTGAATCGGTCGTCGGCAAAGAAGCGAGCGGTTATCGAATTGATGATGTAACTCATGATGACCGCGTAAAAATTGTCAGCAAGGTTACGGATGCTGCCTGGCTGGCACGGTTTTATGCAAGTGATGAGGAAGTCCGTATTTCTCCCTCCGCTAACTGGCATAAAATCTCAGAGGGCAAGAAGTTCGAGCTTAGCGATAAGCCCCGCGAGCCCTCAGTCAGTAAACCCAAAGTTGGTGGGACTCTTGCTGAGGCTCGCCGCAAACGTGCTCAATTAATGGGCCGCACTATTTAATTGAAGGAGGTGTAGCTAATGGCCGGATTTCTTGAAACCCTCGACGCTCTTGAGCTTACTGACGAGCAGAAGGAACAGCTTCGTCAGGGGCATGATGAGGAATTAACCCCTCTTCAGGAGGCTCAGCGTCTTTCCGCCGCTCAGGCGCGGAGGGCAGCCGTCGATAAGGAAATTGAGGAATTAGGCAAGCTCGGTTTTTCCGATCAACCAGGGATGCTCAAGTATGCGCGTCGAGTTTTTCTCTCGGATGATCAGGAGCCGGGTATCGTCCTGCTCAGCGATGGTGATCTTGAGCTTGACAAGGATGAACAAATTGGAGCTAAATCCCGTGAGGAAGTCTCCACGGCCGATGTGCTCCGTAAATTCATTTCCTTGATTCCTCGTGATGACGATGGCAAGCTGGCGCTCAGCGACCAGATCCTTGCTTCGGATGACATTGAGGAAAAGCCCGAGGAAGAAGAGGGAGCGGACGAAGAAAAGGCTAAGGCTGAATCGCGTAAGCGCGCTTCGAAGCTTATTGGCCGTCCGATCACTCGCAAGGGCCGGGGAGGTGAAGACGCCTAATGGCATGGAATATTCGCACTTCGCGTGTTGTTACTCCTAGCCTTGAGATTTTCAAGAAGCCACCGAATGCTCAGGGCTTTGATTCAATCGTGATCGATGCGACCGCAATTACTGCGGTTTCAGGCGTTCGCAAGCTGGTCGCCGGTACTCCATTAACTAAAGATGGAGTGACGAACCAGTTTAAGCGTATGACTGTTGGTACGGAAACGTGCGCGGGTATTCTCGCTCACGATGTTGAGGTTCCTGACGGTACCTCTGCTTCCGACCTTCCGGCTGCGCTTGCATTCCACGGAGAGGTTTTCCGTGCGAACCGTATTGTTGACTATGGCACGCTTGGTACAGATATTCGTACAGATCTGCCCACGTGCTTATTCCAGTAGAGGGGAGGTGAATTCCCGATATGGCATTTATTGACGATATTCTCGAACAGTCCAACCTGACCGACGCAATTGTTGGTCCGCTTGAGACTGAGATGGAGACTGCTCCCCGGCTTGGGGATCAGATCGCTCCTATTCAAGATATCGACGGCCAGTACGTTTCTATGCGAGTCGAAGACCTGCATGCATTCGGTATTGGTCAATTCAGGGCACCGGAAGCAACGCCGCCCCTGATGGATATCACTGGTCGAGAAGAGCGCGAGGAAGTCATTGAGCTTGCGCACCTGGACGAAATGCACCGCATTTCTCCAATTAGGTGGGAGCGGCTTAATTCGACGGACGAAGCGGTTGTTTCGAAAGAAGCCCGCCGCCTCATTGAAATCGGCCAGATCCTTGAGCGTCGTAATGAGCGCCTGACTGAATGGATGCGTTGGCAGGCATTTAGTGGCCAATTAACCATTGAGTATCAGGAGCGCAATACCGCTCTCGTTATTGATTACCCGCTGCCGTCCGGTCACAAGCCGACCGTGACTACAGGCTGGGACGATTTAACTGACTCCGACCCGGTTGCAGATATGCGCGCTTGGTCGAGGCAGATCGGTAATTCAAGTGGCACGCCAGGCACGATTTTCCATATGACTGGTGATGACCTTGAGAATGTAATTAATAACGAAAAGCTCCGCCTTTACTTTAATGTTGAGGCTGGGCAGCCGTTCCTCCCGACTCAGGAAGATGTTGAACGTCTTCTGCCGCCGGGTAGCTCCATCGTGCAGCAGGACGCTGCGTATCGCGCCGAGTCGGTTGGTGCCGCTAAGGCTCCCGCCGATCACACGCGCTACCTGCCTGTGGGCAAGGTATTAGTTACGACCGCCTACACGCTGGATGGAGTTCCGATTGCTGATACGCCGAACGGTGATGTGGAAATTGCCACGGGCTACAACACCACCGCTCTGCTGAAGGGTCCGCAGTCGGAAGTGATCATGAAGGGCGAGGGTGCCTACCAGCGCATGCTGCGTCAGGCGTCCCGTCGAATTGTCCGCCTGCGTCGGCCGGAGGCTTTCCTTTACGCCGACATTCTGCCGTAGGGGAGGTGAATTAATTAATGGCTAAGGGTAAAGTTGTCGAAGTGCTGGTTGATGAAATTACTATCCCTAAGTCGGTGCGTACACTGACTCAGGATGATGGTAATACTTATCACCAGCAAGTCGGCACTACTTATTTCAAGGGAGACAAGGTTCCGACTGACGAGGTTTCGCCACCGGTCCTTGAGGCTCTTGAAGACAGTGACCACCGCAACCATGATTCTTTAAGCAAAAAGCTCAAGCTCGGCTCGGGCGATGCTCACGAGAATCTGGCTGTTCGCCTTGGTCTGCCATTCGACGGTTACGATGACATGGACGAGGAAGATATTCTCGACGCCATGCGCGTGCTGCCATCTCCTACGGTTGTTGCAATTCAGACCTACGAGAGGCAGAACGAAAACCGCGACAGCATTGTCACCTACAACATCGGCTATGGAATTAATAACGATGATTTTGTGGATGGCAACGTTGGCTCCGACGTTGAAGACGGAGAAGGTGAAGATAAGGCCGTCAGCCGAATTAAAACTCGCCGCGTGACCGATACGGAAGTTGAGGCAGGCGAGGGCTATACCGGCACTGGCGATCCACAAGTCCCCTACGGAGAATCCGAAGAGGATAAGCCAAAGAAGAGTGCTAAGCGGCGTGGCCGTCGCACGCGCTCTAGCTCTGGCGGATCGTCGCGTGGCCGTAAAGCTGGCGGGGATGGGGAGTCCTCGTCTGGCGACTCCGCGGACAATTAATTCGCGGAGCAAGGGGGAAAGGTTAATCGGTGCCAGTAGAAGGAATAATTGCCAAGAATGCCAGGGCTTATTTGCCCTCGACTTGGCGTGCTCTAGAAAGCGCTTCCTTCTACGGCACCGATTATCTACAGCAGCTTCGTGACAACGTAGCTCTGAGTTTATTCGGTGATATCAATCTCACTGACACCGAAGAAAGCCAATTAGATCCCCTTGTTAAGGAATATGCAGGTATTTGTTTAGCCCTTGAGGTAGTAACTCCGGGGCTTGATTATTGGGCAAACGAAGCGACACTTTCTACTGCGGCTCGTGGTAGGGAAGAAGTAAAGACCTGGGCCAATCGCGCTGCTGAGCTTCGAGAATTAAGGAAATTACTCGTTGATAAAAAGGCAGAACTTTGGCCGGAAGTCGAACAGTTGCTTCCCGTTAGGCGTACTCATCATGGAAGTGTCCCCCAGGTAGCGCTTCTGGATAGTGGACACACGACGCCTAACCCGTATGACTTTGAGCGCCCCTATGCAGATCCGACAGAGGTGCCTCAATAATGCCCACGTTGCAAGATGGAATCGGATTAGAGCAGGTTATAGACGAAATAATTTTCGCTATAGCCGAAGGAATTAATGACAAGATAGATGAATTGCAACCGATATGGGATGCACGGGATAGTGCTCGTGCTACTCGTTTAGGAATTCCAATTGTAAATCATCTAGTCGAGCATGTATTGCCAGAGAATATAGTTACTGGTGATATTCCTTCTTTAGTCCAAGAAGATCTTCCAACGACTCATTACCCAAACGTCTGCGTGATTCCTGACACCACGCAACCTGATCCCGAAGACCCGTCCATTGATCAGTACGATGTTTTACAAAATGCTGTAGACATTCATGCACTGGTCAAGGCTGATTCAACCGAGGGGGCAAATTACACTTATTGGCGCGCGGTAAGGACAGCCGAAGCGCTCGATCTATTAATTTCGAGCGACAGGAAGCTGTCGGCGAAGCTACGCGGGGTATCCAACCCTCAAATAGTTCAGCAATCGCCTCCTTTTGATTGGGAGCCTGGCGGCCACGGGGAAAAGTGGTGGTGGCGGGCAGCGCGCATTCGCTATTTAATTAAGAGCTACAAGCAGCCGAGTTTTTAGGAGGTGCATATGGCTAATTATCGGTACACCAGCAACAAGCGTGCGGATGACCAGACTACGCGAATCATTCTTGAAGGATCGTCGTCTGACCCCAAGCGCTACGTTGATCTTGGTGGCGAGATTGAATTAAGTGATAAGGAAGTTCAGCAGCTTAATAAGCATCATCGCTTAACCCAGGTCGATGAACAGAGCAAATCAGCCGCTTCTGCTGAGGCAGAAGAAAAGCCCGCGAGTGGTCGCGGACGGAATTAATAGGGAGGTGAATCAATAGATGGCATTTCTTAGGGGTGCTCAGACTGTTAACTATATCGACGAGGATTCCCTTGGATTCGTCCAGGGACCGGCGCGACTTCTTATCGCTCCTGTCGATCAGGCTTGGCCTGATGGCATCGAAGATATCATTAAATTAGTCGATTCACCAGCGGGGACGCAGTACGATCCCGTTACTGGATGGGATGAGGGCGGTTTCACTAAAACCGGCATCAACATCGTCCGTAACAACGCTGAGGAAGAGTACGACGTTGACCAAATTCCGACGGCGGTTTCTTCTCGCCCGACGAACTGGGATATGAACGTTGGTACCCAGCTTGCAGAGGCCACGCTTGAGACTTATAAAATGGCGTGGGAGCTTGGACCAATTTCTACGGTCACCAAGACCGATCCTCAACCGGATGAGCGTCACGTGGGTATGGGCGCACCAATTAGTTACGTGCAGAAGCGCGTGGCGGTGCTCTTCCAATTCCCAGGCGGCTGGATTCGCGCATTTGTTTTCCGCGTCTGCCAGCGCATGCCACAAGAGTCGGGCTTCACTTATCAGAAGACTGGCGAGCAGGTTTCGCTTCCGACCCGTTGGCGTGCTCTCGCTGATACCGCTGTGACTGACGAAGATACTCGCTTCGGTGAGATTTTCGAACAGATTCCTGAGTAATAAATTAAATAAGAGGGTCAGTCATTAGGACGGCTCTCGCTTCAGATCCAGACCAATAGAGGCGATTGATGAAGCACGGGAGCTATGACAAGAGAAGGGGGCCAATGCGCTCCCTTCTCTGCGTCTAAAAGCAGATGGCACAGGAAATAGAAATTACATTCGAAGGACTTGGCCATATTTTATTGGCGATTGACCGTGTTGGTAACCGCAGCAGCCGAGTCTTGCGTAATTACATTGAGCGTGTCGGCCAGACCGGTGCATATTGGATGCGTTTCTATGCACCAGATGGAGAAACTGCTTTTGCCGGTGGCCGGAGCCTAACTAGCAGGATTAAATCAAGTGGTTCTCAATGGCGTCCGGGTGGTCTAGGTGGGGGCGGAGAATGGGAAGTCGTCACGGGCGTTCAGCAAGGTGGAGGCCGCTACCCTATTTACGTTAATAGCGGTACAGGTCTTTACCGAGTTAATGCACCTTCTTTAATTCGTGCCAAGCCAGGACGAGTAATGACTTTCCAGAAGAAAGGCGAGCCACGTAGGTTCGTTAGGTTCACACGAGGGCAAAGGGCGCAGCCGTTCCTGTATCTCTCGTGGCAGCAGGTTTTACTTTATTCACGTGCGACCACGCACCGAGTCGGCGTCGAGCTACTGCACGGCGTCTAGGCCAGCAAAGGAGGCCGAACAACCATGGAAATCGATACTAAGCCAAACGAAGAAGTGCAAGAACAAGACGAAGAGGTTACTGATTTTCCCAAAAAGCCTGAGCCCCAGGTGGAGGAAGAGCCCCAGGCTGAAGCGTCTGAAGAAAAGGGTGATGATCGGCCACAACCTGATCCGACCCACACCGAGGATGAAGTAATTGAATTACTTGATCCGATTGCTGAGAAGAAGTCGTACACGATTGGCAAGCCGCCCGAGCATGGTGGCAAGAAAAACGAGTACGAGGTTTACACTCAGCAACCGCTTGGCCATATTGATTTACTTAAGTTCTATGCGCTGATCGGGAATGTCATTTCTGAGTCCATCAAGGCAGGCGGTACGGCTGTGATGGGGATGGATGATGTGTTCGGGCCGGATGCTGGCTCGATTCGCCAGCGGATCGGCGCTCTCACCAATCAGGATTTAACAGATGCCAGTGGTTTCGCCACAGTGCTGTTCAAGGTGATGGCATTCTCTCCTGATTTCGTGCTGGACTTTAATTGCATCGCTCTTGAGGTTCCTAATTCTGAGCGGCAATGGGCACGTGCGGTGATGAGCATGCCTTATCGCCCTGAGGAAGATAAATGGGGACTGACGGCAGAGCAGAGTCAGGAAATTCTTGAACGTTTTGTTGATCAGAACTTCGAGGATATTCGCCGTTTTTTCGTAGAGAGTCTGCCCGCGATAGCGAAGCGAACGGTTCACGCGGAGCGGCGCAGGCAGGAAGCGATGAAGGCGAAGGAATCCAAGCGTCCCGAATCCGAACCAGCGCCATCGAAGCCCTTGAAGCCTACACCTCCTGCCACCCCGAGCGAATAGATGAAGTCAAGCGTTGGCCATATAATAAATTCATGGCGTTTTATAACGCTATGGTTCGGCGGCAAGCCGTCGAGGAAATGGTGCAACGCAAAAACCTCATCGTCGCGGCAGTCCATTCCAATCCTAATTGGGATGAAGAAGGAAACGACAAGGAAGGATTTTTCAAGAACCTTGAGTATGGCTTTAATCAAGCGATGGAGTACATCTACCATCCCGAGTTAATTGAACGGGATCGGAAGAAAAAAGAGGAAGTCATCGATTGGAGCCATCCTTTCTGGCAAGCAGCTAAGCGCAATATCCAACGGACCCATGAACGATATGGGCGACCAAACGATAAGCGTTCGATAATTGATTTAGCTGAGCAAGAAGAAGAAACTAAAGAGCGTATAGCCGCAGCCGACAAAATGATCAAGAGCATTGACCAGATGTAAATGAATCCCGACGTTGAGTATATTCTTCGGATCATCCTTCGCGCACGCGATGAGATGGCCGCTGTTTTGGCGAAGGCTAAGACAGAGCTTCGGGCATTCACTGGTGAATCAAATAAGGCAGAGCAATCCCTAACCAAATTAAGTAACCGGTTAGGCGGATTTAACACTCGTCTGCATGCTCTTGGCAATCGGCTCGATGATGTTGAAGGACGATTAAAACGCTTCGGCGATCAGCAGGGACGATTAGGTAATTTAACCGAAGCTGTTGTACCAAACATCGATAAGCAAGAGCGTTCTACCCGTCGGCTCAGTGGAGCTACACGAGACGTAGACCGTGACGTTAATGTAGTTTCACGTACATTAAATAGATTTGCTAATACGATTGGTTCGACAGGCGACAACATCGCCTCGCTCGATAACCGTCTGCGTGGTATGGCGGTTCTCGGTGCTCTGGTTTTCTTCAATCAATTAACGAGTGCTGCTATTGGCCTTGGTGGCTCGCTCGTTTCTCTCGGCGGATCTGCTGTATATGCCGGGGGAGCAATCGGTGGTGGACTTGTCGCCGGTGTTGCTCAGGCTCTCCCGGCCATCGGCCTGCTAGCTGGTGCGTTGCTTCGTGTCAATCAAGTTTTTGATGCGGTCGGCAAGCTGCAAGATGTAAACCTTCAGAAATTCGCCAGGCAAGATAAGGCGGCAAAGAGCACTGCTGATTCCGCAGACACTTTGGCGAATGCTCAAGATGGAGTTGTAAGCGCACTACAGAGAGTCAGCGATGCTCAAGATGCTGCTGTTCAGTCTCAGGAAGCATTAAATGAAGCGCGCAAACAAGCCAAGCGTGATATCGAGGATTTGGTTCTAGCTGAGCGGGGTGCTCGTTTATCTGAAGAGGAAGCTCAGCGGCGAGTTTCTGAAGCTGTACGTGAAGGTAACGTTGGTCAATTAGAACAATTACGCCTTGATGCAGACGAGGCACGCATTCGTCGGCAGCGTGCGGTACAAGATGCAAATGAAGCTCGCCGCCAAGGTGTTCGTGGTAGCCCCCAGGTTGTCGATGCACGGCGCAGTTTGCAAGATGCTCGTCGGCAAGTCACGGAGGCAGAGCAAGCAGTAGTTAAATCTCAGCGCGCTGTCGATACTGCTCGTCGTGGAGCACAAGCCGCAGCTAAAGATACATTTGCTGCTGCTGGTGCTCTTCAATTCATGCTTCAACAAATGTCGCCAGCAGAACGGCGTTTGTATGAAGCAAGCCGTCGCATTCTCAGGACATTTAATACTGATTTCCGTGGCGTCACTGATGTAATAGTCGATTCGTTCACTCGTGGAGTAAATCGAGCAGATCAGATCCTTCAGCGGCCAGATGTTCTTCGTTCTGCTCAGCGTTTAGCTAATCAATTGGCAAGGCAGATGAATCGTGTTTTCGATTCATTTACTTCACCGCGCCAGCTTCGTCAGTTCGAGCGGATCACCAAGGATAGTCGAGAGAATCTTGAACCGATAGCAGATATTGCAATTGATATCGGCCATGCGTTTGCCAACATTGCTGAGTTTGCTGGTCCTGCGCTTAGCAAATTCCTTGAGTTCGCAAAAGAATTAGCTCAAGACTTCCGCGAGCTTACCGGCAACCGGGAAGAGATGGAGAGTTTCTTCCTGCGTGGAGAGAAACATCTTGAGGCTTGGGTAAAACTTGCGCTGGCTGTTGTAAATCTATTCGCTGCTCTCACAGGTGCGAGTGCTGGTACGGGTCTTCGTACCATCGAAGATGCTACTCGTGGAATAAATGGATGGGCCGAGAGCCTACGCAAGAACGGCAAGGAAGCTACTCAATTCTTTGAGGATGCTCGTCGCGTTACCTATGCGCTTTGGGAAGTAGTTAAAGCTGTAGGAGTTGTTTTCTTCGAGATTTTCCAGGCCAATGGCGCTGATAGAGTCGAACAATTCGCCAAGTTATTTGAAGAAACACTTGTTCCAGCGATTGCTCAAGCTGCCGATGTTCTTGGTTTCTTCACAGATATTCTTCTTAAATTCCTAGACATTCCTGTCATTGGTGATTTAACTAAGTATGCTGTTACATTCTTGCTTGTCGCCAAGGCAGTTACAGGATTGTCGGCTGCTTTTGCTGGTGCGCTTGGTCTTACTTCGCACTTTGTCCAATTAATAGATCTGTTCCCTGGCATGAATCGTGGCCTGGGAACGATGGGTACTCAGGTCAGCGGATTACGCGGGTCTTTTTCTACTCTTGGCGCTGCAATTAAAACAGCTTTTACTACCCGCAGCTTCACGCCGCTGCTTGATTTTCTTCGTGGCTTGCCTGGCCGAATTCGTGGAGCCCGTACAGCAGCATCAGAGGGAACGGTAGTTAGCAGGACTGGCAGGACTCCCCCGCCTGTAGCTGGCGGACGACGGCCTCCTGCTGCTGGTACACGCGGCGGAAGATTCGGCGGAGTAGTTGCTACTGGTGGCGGTGGAATTTTCAGCGCAGTTGGTGGCACTATCGCTCTGACTGTTGGATCAATTATTGCCACCAAGATCGTTACTGATTTAATGACTAGCAAAGAGTCATTCTCTCAGCGACCGCAGCGGCTCACTCCACAGTTACAACGACAAGCGCGTGAGAATAGAAGTAAACCGGATCAGATTCTTGAAGATATATTCGGGGCTCAGGCTCGTACTTTGTCTGAGGCGATTCGACCAGGGTTCTTTGAAACCGCCTTTGGTTTATTTAATGACTCTGGCAAGGCTAACAAATTAGCTGACAATATTGAGGGCATCGAGAAAAAGGTACGTCGGCTTCAGCAAGCTGGCGATCTTCCTGGCCTGCGGCGTTTAGTTGAGCGCATTCGTAACATGGGCGAAGAAATCGGTGGTGGCCGTGGTCGTTTGCTCGATAACTTCGCTGACACTATTGAGAAAATGGCGATTAAGGGTACCGAAGGGCTTGAGAAGCTTCGGTCTGGATTCCGCCGCCTCAGGCTTGGTTCTGACACAAATCTCGAGGATTTAAAGAAAACAGTCAATGCCAATATTGCTTCGATATCGGCCAACATGGGGCTTCATTCCAAGGAAGGCCAAGAAGCTCTTTCCAAGAACTTTGATTTAGCATCAAAGAATATCCGTAGGATGATGCGTAATGGCACGATCAGCACATCTGAGGGTATGCAAGAAATTCGCCGTCTGCTGAGAGTGCAGTCCAAAGCAGGCGTCGATGCCATGTCGAGCAGTTTCCTTTCTGCTCAGAACACCATTGCTCGCACGATGAGCAATGCCGAAGGATTAACTCGCAAGGGAATGCGAGCGATGCGAAAGCTCATGGCTGAGCAAATGCGTGGTTTTGGATTTAGTGAAGAGCAAATCCAGCGTTCCTTGCGTCTGACTGATGCTGGCGAGCGTCGTGATCCGCTTACAGGTAAATCACCTGAGACTCTTGGCGGTCACGCTGGCGGTGGTTGGCTTGGTATGCGCGGTGAGCGCGGAGCCGATGGTACGGCTGGCATGATTAAGGGTCATCCTGTCGGCCGTGGCGAATTAGTAATTGCCAATGGTCCGCAGGCCGGTGTAATTGATGCTGCTCTGCATGCACAGTACGGCTATGGCATCGATGAGCTACATAGGAAAATACGTGGTGCTCATGCTGGCGAGCTTCCTCAAGGCTTTGCTCGTGGTGGAGATTTGTTTGACGGCCACCCCTCTAATGTCTCGCCGGGTCTTAAAAAATTAATCGCGGTGATGAAGGGACGCTGGCCTGGCCTTGGAGTTAGTTCAACTACAGATCACTCAGTAAATACGACTTCAGGAAATCGTTCTGACCATACGCCCGATGCTTCGGGTGTCGGCCATGCGGTTGACCTTTCTTCTCCTGATTACGCTTACATGAACGCGGCGGCTCAGTGGGTTCGGCTTTCTGGTTTGTACCGCCAGATTAAGCAAGGTATTCATAACCCGAACCTGGCGATTCAGGATGGACAAATTCAAGCGCCTCCTGGCCGGTTTGCTGGCCATACGTGGACTGAGCACCTTGACCATATCCATCTTGCCATTGCTGGTGCATTAAATACGAAGCGCGTTAAGGGTGGACGGTTCGCTGCTCGTGCAGCAGGTACAGTTGCAGCGACTATTGCAGGGATCAAGCGCTTGCAAGTTGAGGGTACTGGCAAGGACAGCGCACTTGGACAAATTACTCAACGCGGCCTTGATGTAGTTCGCAAGGCAGCCAATCGTCGTCTTCGTAGTCTTGCTGGTGAATTTACTCCCGGTGGCGGCACAGTTCTGCATGGGTCAGGAAATGTCGAGCGCGCATTTGCTCAAGTAGCCAAGCGACTTTCTACTTCTCGCGTTGCAACGCTGGCGCTTGGTGAAGCTGGCTTTGCTGAATCGGGAATGACAGACTCGCCTGGCGGGGATCGTAGTTCCGAAGGTTCTTTGCAATTACTTGCATCTACAGCGCAGGGTCTAGGCGTAGATCCACATGATGAAAAAGCTGTTGCCTCTCTGTTCCTCACACGAGGATTTTATGGAAGAGGCGGTGCCAACCAACTTGCGCGTCAGGGCTTGCCTGCCCATATGGTTGCTCAGAGCACGCAGGGATCTGCATTTGCTGATGGCTCGAACTACAAAGCTCAAGAGGGAAATGCTCGCGCCTGGATGAAGCGCTATGGTCTGGCTCTCGGTGGCAGGATACGTGGATTTGCTCAAGGCGGGCAAATCGATGGTAACAAAAAGGGCGATGGTCAGCTTTTCCTTGGGCACGTTGGCGAATGGGTATTAACTGAGCGTCATCAGGAATTACTTGCACGTGCGCTTGGTTTAACTAGAGAAGCAATTGCCAAATTACTAGGGCTAGGCGTTGGTGGAGAAGAAATTGGTGGTGGCGGCACCAAGCGCGGCGGAGTAAATCAAGCTGCATACGCTGGCGATAGCCTCGGTGTAGGCACTACTCAATTCGGTGGTCTTCGTGGACGGCTACAAGGCGTTAGATTATTCTCAGCAGTCCAAGGTGGTAAACCTTCAATCTGGGGTGTCGGTCAATTGCGGCAAATGCTAGGCGATCATCCTGGCATAGATGTAGGTGTGCTTGACATGGGCACTAACGACGGGACCGCTGCGGGTAATTTAGCTGGTTCAATCAATGCAGCTAAACGGATGCTGCGCGGGAAGCCATTGGTCATGGCTACTATCGTTCGTGCTGCAACAGATGCAGCAGCAAAAAATCGTTTAATTCGCAACCGTGCTGATCGTGTAGTTGATTGGGCACGAATAGCTGGCCCTTATGTGCGCGGAGATGGAATTCATCCAAATACCGCTGGCTACAGACGGCGTGCTTCTATGTTTGCAGGAGCTATTCGTGGATTCGCTGGCGGTGGAATCATCGGTGGCTTTGGACCGAGCACCACTTCTGGCCCCAGTGGTCGTGGGTCTTTTTCGAATAGTAATGTTCCTTTCGGACCATTATTAATTGATAGTAGTTTCGTTCGCACAGAACTTCGTTCAATCACGAAGGATCTTGGCGACTTCATGCGCTTCGTCTTCAAGTCTGCCAGCGCGGTCACTGAGTCGATTAAATCGATGCGCAGTGACCAGAATGAGATTGAGCGGCTGACGAATGCGATCCACAATTTACGCAAGGGCGATGAGAATCAACAGCAGCGGCGAGCGATCACGCAATTCACTAATCGCTTAAACAAGATCAAAAATCGCCAAGATGAATCATGGAAGCTCTACCAGCTTCACCTAGAAGGATTAACCGGTGATAATGGTTTGCTTCAGCAGCAGCAAGATGCGCTGACAGCATTTGCAGAAAATCTTGCTCGCCGTACTTTGTCTGCCACATTTGTTGGTGGCCGTGGCGGTCGTGTCACTCGTGCATTAACTGATGAGCAGGTTTCCCGTCGAGAACTTCGTGATTTAAGGACTCGTCTACCGCGCGAGCGTACTTTCCTGCGCCGGTTGGGTCGGGCCGAAGATGAAACTCGTGATGTAACGATGGCTGAGCAGCGTGTGGCGGATCGTTCTGAGCGCCAAGCTAAGGCAGTTGAAAAAAGGATTAAGCGGCTTCAGCGCGGCGAGGAAGACAAAGATCAAAAGAACAAGATCAAGAATCTTCAAAATGAGCTTGCTGATATCCGGCGCACCGGTAGTGAAGCTCAAAAGCGTGCCGATACTTCGCGTGCCGGTCTAAAGAATATCCGTGATCGCATGCTGGCACAGCAGCAGTTGGTGGCTGAGCTTCTGCAATCTATTTGGGAAGCCCAAGTCAATGCTCAGCAGGCCATCGTAGATAAAATTAATCGCAATGCCGAGCGTGCCAATCGATTTGTAGATGCCGTACAACGTCTGGCTGATCTGACTGGCCGTGAAGATTTGTTCCGGGCTTCTGCTCAGGGTGGCCGTTCGGTAATGCAGAATCAAATAAGCCAATTGCAACGGCAGCTTTTCTCGGCCCGCAAGATCGGTGCCAACGATTTAGCTGATCAAATCGAAGACCAGATAGCGGAGTTGCAGACGGCTATAGCTGATTCGATTCAGCAGGAATTGCGGGATGCGGCAGACAGGATCAACAACAGGGCTCAGCGTAGGCTTGGTAGGCTCGATTTATTTGAGCGAATGGCACAAGCCCTTGGCACGGTTGGTCTACAAGGTGGAGTTTCTGTTGGCGGTGAGACATTATCTCGTGCCGCAGTTTTCCAGCAGCGGCAAGCTGCACTTCAGCAGCAACGTGGCGAGCTACAGGGATTAATCTTCAGTGCTGGTAGGGCTGGCAACTTGCAATTAGTTCAAGATCTGACCGATCAGCTTGCTGAGCTAGATGTAACTATCAAGGAAAATACTGCGGCGTTCTTCGATGCGCGTGTTGAGGAAGTAAATCAGCGAGCGAGCTTCAAGCTCAGCATCAATGATCTGAATAAGCAAGTCGTGGATCTGACCGGCCAAATCTCTGGCCAGGTAAATCAGACTGAGCTTTTACGTCTAGCCCAAGAGCGCGGGAATATTCTCGGTGAGCAGCGTGGATCACTTGAACAACTTCTGGCTGAGGCTAGGGCAACAGGTAATCAGCAAGACATAAATGATCTGACGCAGGCATTACTTGAGAATCAGGTTGCTGTCCTGCAAAACACTGTCGCTATTAATGAACTTAATGGCACGGCTAATGAGCCACAGACATTTACTTCAACTTCGTGGCAGTGGTTCCGGCAAGCTCTGTTCACTGGCCTTGGTCAACCGCTTCCTCAGTATCAGATCCCTGGTGCTGCCAGCGGAGCGATGATCACAAATTCCGGCCTATTAATGGGTCACTCTGGCGAATCTATCCGGCCAGCTACGCTCTCCCGCCCGCGCTGGAACGCAATGGACAATCAGGGTGGAAATACCTTCATGTTCGATATTACGGAACAGCCAACAGAAACCGACTACGAATTCCTTGGCGAAACAATTGCGCGCAAGGTCAAGACAGCAGGTGTTTGATGGATATTGCGCAGTATCTATCTGGCGATCCCAAGCTATTACTAGATGGCGATTTGAGTATGCCCGAGCTTGGCATTCAGGCGAAGCTTGAGTACAAGGGCGACATAATCAATCAAGCTGGTGTTGTAGATCGTGTGTTCATTAAAAGCATCAGTGGTTTAGGCGATCCTGATCTGAGGCTAGTGAATGAATCTAATCCTGGTGCTCATGGCGAGACTCCATTTGATTCATTTTATGGCGGACGCACACTTACTCTCAATGGACAAATCGAAGCAGCTAAATTCTCAAAGCTCGAAACAATGAAGCGTGGCCTCAAGGCCATGTTCAATGATTTAACTGAAGGTCCGCTAGTCTTCCGTACTGGCGATCCAGCGCGCGATGTGATGATCAATTGCCGTAAGGGTCAACCGATGGCGATGGATGATCAGCAAGACGGTTTCTACATCAAGCGGCCATTCCAGATTTTCCTGCGTGCGTCCGATCCACGTTTCGTGAGCTACATAGAAGAGAACCGGAGTTTCAATATTGGCTTTGCTGATGCCAACTTTGCCGATCTAACTAAATACACCTTTGTATCTGGCCAAGCTAATGTCTCGGTGGTTGGTGGCGATTTAACTGCTACCGGTTCAGCAGGTGTTAACCGTCGAATTGTTTATAACGGCCAGAACTTTTTAGATCCTAAGGTTTCAACTGGTGTCCAGACGCCTACTCCTGGTGCTGGTCAGAGTTATCAGTGGGGCCACATGGCCAAGTACGTTGATGCAAATAATCATGTTTATGCCAACGTACAGCGAGACTCAGCCGGTGTGTCTACGCTTGTTCTGCAAGTAACTGTCGGAGGCACCAACCAAGCTCTTTCATTTGATTCTCAGACTGCTGCTCAAATAACTGGCTGGTCAAATAACTCATTACGATGGATGAGAAGCACGATGATAGGCAACGTATTAACTGTTCAACTCTGGACTGGCGATCCAGATGTAGGCGGCAGCACCATGATTCATACAGCGACAAAAACGCTTACGGGCACAGCAGCTACAGCGTTAGGTACGGGAGTATCCGGCAAGGGCGGACCTTCTGCTGCTTGGATCGGCAGCGACTCAACTGCTTTAGTTAAAATACTTACTTGGCGTGTGGCTGAGAACGGTGCTTTTGCTGGAACGATATTCACGGTTCCTAACAAAGGTGACTGGCTAGCTGAGCCTACTATTAAAATATATGGGCCGGTTAACTCGACTGTAGCCGGTGGTACAGCGGCGACCATCACAAATAACGCTACTGGTCAATCGATCACGATTAAATCTCCTGCGGGGAGTACGACCGCTGTACCGTCGAATGCATATCTGAAGATCGATACGCGCGACACAGGTGGACGCAAGATCCAAGAATTCCTTGTAGCGGGCGATTCTTTGGTTGGCAACCGGTTTGATCGTATCTCGATTGACAGCGACATGATCAAGCTGCAACCAGGCAATAATGCAATCTCAGTGAACTTTGTAACTGGAACTGTAACGCGGATAGATATGGCGTACCGCCATACCTTTTTATAAATGGCTGACTTTAGAACTGGCGAAAATTTCTTTGACGAGTCTTTCCGTACTCGCTGGACCACAGTAGATCCAGGCACAGTAGTACAGACTCACAATAATCAGCTTCAGATCGTTGGCACTGGCGGCGCTAGCTGGTTTCTGAATGGACTTGTCGATGATGATGGCGACGGCACGCTTAAATTCAAGCTAAGCCGTGATCCCAATACGTATAGGGCACTGCTATTCCGGCGCGCGAGTCTGAGCGCAGGACAGGCATCGATGTGGATGCTGGCTTTCCAAGGCGATGGTAAGCTCATCCTATATAAAGTAAATGATGCTAACTCTGCTTCACAGGTAGCTGAGTACACAGGCAACAAAATAAGCACCGATCCAGAAGAGACATATTGGATCAGAGGGCGAGTTGAAGGCAATAAAATAACGGCTCAGCTTTTCATCAGTGATCCGTTCTTGTCTTCGGTGCTGCCGACCTACGAATTCAGCTATGACATTGTTGCTGGTGATCAAGCTGAGCTGGGCGCAGGAGTAAACGGGCAATTCGGTGTTCGTTTGTTTGACTCTGAGCAGCAGGATTCTGGAATCTCATTAGTCGTTTTCCGAGGGCTTGACCCTTTAGCTGAAACGCTAGACACGATTCCGATCAGCACTCCTGATCATATTTGGAAATATATTCTCGCCGATAGCAAGACGTTAACGCCAATAGCTGATGTAACTCATTACGCAAAAGGTAAGCAGCTTAGCGTGATCGGCAATAAAGCTGGCTCGTGTAGTTTTTCTGTGCCGGTTGATCATGAAGACTGGATAGGCATAGAAGAAGGTAAGCACGCGATAATTTGTTATCGCAAGGGTGTACCGATTTGGTCAGGCATCATCTGGAATATGAAAGAAGGTCTGCCTGAGAATCAAATGTCGGTCAGTGCAGTTGGTTGGTACGACACACTTAATAACCGCCAATTGCGTCGTGACTTAGTGATCGGCTCAGAGGCTTCTAAAGTCATTCCTGGCGAAATAGTATTGAGGATTCTGGATGAGGTTAATTTAAAGCAGCGGCGGCATTGGTCAGCGACAAACAGCAGACCAGGCTCTAATCCAGTTTTTTCTGTAGCTCTTCAACAAGAAGCTGGTTCTGTTGCTCAGGGAGTTACAGATATCACTAATGCTCCCGGCAATACTGCTGGCGGAACCCCGAATAGCTTATTTGGCATTCCAGATGGAATGGCTCTTCATGCCTTTTTCACATTGCCTAGCTTTACGGTTGGCTTAGAGGGCAACATCATTAGTGCATTAGGAATCAAGAATGATTCTGCGCCGCCTTCTGGTGCCAATGTTTATGCACAGAGAAACTTTTATGTAACTGTTCAATACGTAAAAGCTATCCCGCCCGCTATACCTAATGACGCAACTCAAATAACTTTTTGGGCTAATTATACTCCTGGCTCGACACCTAGCGGAGCAGCAGCACCCGCTGGAAATGTCCAAGGCACCACAGGAGTAATAACAGGTGTTTTCCCGGCTTATGTTCGTATCCTTAGGCAGGGAACTAATTTAATAGGCCAATGGTCTAAGGACAATATTGACTGGACGACCATCGCTACCTTTGCTGCGCCGTGGGATATGCTCGATGGCGTGTCGGCTGGTGGCCAGCTTTTCACTAGGGCTTGGGGTAGCCTTTACAACCCGCCGACCAATAACAATCGTCAATTCTTCAATATTAACTTTATTAGGATTGGCGAACCTGAGCCGCTGCAACCGAGCTACGTATCACGCGGAACCCAAGGTGATAACTCCGCTACTCGTTGGACTAAATATTCTAAAGATGATGTTATTCAGAACTTGATTAATAACGCTGTGGATATCGAAAATGGTATTGATTTTACTATCGATCCCATAACGCGGCAGATGAACACTAAGCCAGGTTCTTTGCAAACAGTAGATTCGCGTAAGAAGCCCGGAGTGGTATTTGGTTACAACTGGGGGCCACGTAATATTCAAAAGTTTGACCGCGAGAATGACTTCTCTGTGGTCAGGAATAGATTTACTGCTAAGGGCAAGTATGGAACGGGGCTCCAAGAAAGCGCGGCATCAGAAGATGCGTACAACATCGTGATGGAAGAGACTGCTCAGCTTTCTGAAGTCGTTGACAATAATGTGTTAGTCACTTTCGCGGCGGGAGAAGTGGCGCTTCGAGATACGCCACGTAAAATTTATTCATTCATACCATTCGCGTGGACACAGGATAGTTCTGTTCCTGAACCATTTGTTGATTACACAGTCGGCGATCAGATCAGTCTCTTTGCCAAGCATGGCGAGCGCATCAAAATAGAAGGACTGCCGGTGAGGATCTTCGGCATCAATATCGATATCAGTGATGACGGGACTGAGCGTGTGAGTTCACTACAGGTGTCGCCATGAGTACAGTAATTCTCACAGACACGCTCGAACGCATGCTGCGTGAAATGCAGAAGGAAATCGATGAGCTTAAACGTGGTGCTGCCATACCTGTTGGCGCAGAGATGCGTTGGCCGCGTTTAATCGATCAAAGCGGAAACATAAATGAAAACACAGCTAATCGTCCGCCTGATGGATGGTTAGAGAGAAATGGCGACACCCTCTCACGCACCACCTTTAATAGCTTATTTGCTGAGATTGGGACAAGCCATGGCGCGGGTGATGGATCTACTACATTTGCTTTGCCTGGCGGGTGGAAAGATCTAACGCTAGGCACTAACTGGCGCAGGTTAAGTAATGATCCTATTTATCAGCCTCAATGCCTGAAGCTAGCTGACGGTTTAGTTTTATTGCGTGGGATTGTCGAGCGCACAAATTCTGTTTATACGCTGCCATCGACAATTTATACTTTACCAGCCGGATATCTGCCAGAGAAAAACTTCTTTATCTGGCGTGGTCACCAAGATACTGGCGCTAACTTTGCTCAGCTTCGTATGTTTATAAATGCGACTACAGGGGTGGCGGTTATTGATCAAGAGCAAGGAACGAATAACAAGCAGTTCTTAGGATCAGGAGGTGCCGCAAATGGTTGCTTCTATTACTTGGATGGAACCATTTTCAAGGCATCAAATGCAGGGGCTCCTGAGACTACAATAATTAAAACCTAATGCCCGATCAGCCTTCGAGAAGAAGAAGCAAGAGCGCGCGGCGAAGTGATGCTGTTGTTGGATTTATTATCCCATTCTTCTTTATCACCATCGCTAGCTATCAGCAGGTGACTCAAGGCAAGATCGATAAATACGTATTAGGCGCGCTGCTCGTGTTCGGATTAGGCGCATTGGGTTGGCGAATAGATGTTCTGTTTGAAAAATATCTAGAGGCGAAGGCTGCTTCTGTTCGGCCGCTTGAGAGGCGGGACGAGGAAGTGGAAGATGGAGCTTAGGCGAACATATCCATGGCTAATAAATTGGCTAAAAGATCATCCTTTCACGTGGGCCGGGTGGATGCTGGGACTCCTGATCTACCTGTTGGTGATTCTGCCATGAAAAGTAGTTGGATAGACAAAGGAGCAGAGTGGTGGGACAAACTGGGCAATATTCTTAATAGGCGCCCAATTCAATTTATTCTGACTACTGTTGGAGTGATCGCAGTAGTCATTGCATTCACTATTTTGTTTACCAGAAGTATCGAGAACACAGCAACCCTGCATGAGATTCGTGAACAATTTTGTGCTGGCCCCAGGCCGATGACTGATATAGAAAATGAGAAGCGTTGTAATGAATTGTTTGACAAGCTTCTTGAAACTCCGACCCATTCACAGCGGCAAAAGTTGAAGGAGCTAATAAAGTCAGGAGAATAAATGATTTGGCCGTTAAAGCGTAGACACCGAGAAGACGATGTAATAGATGATGTTGAATACGCGCTGCAAGAGGCGTGGTTATCTCGGCACGGTCTAACGCGCTTTGTCAGATTCATCCTGACGATATTGATTGCCTTTGTTTCGGTTACAGGATTTATTCAGACCAAAGAGCGCGACCGGTGTGAGCAGAGCAAAGCGTTCGTCGGTCTTTATGCCCAATTCCTTGAGCAGCAAGTCGAGTTCAGGAAGGAAGCCAATAAGAAGCTAGGGCCAAATGATCCTTTGCGTCCGACTGCTGAGGCTGCATTAAAGAATTACCAGACGCAACTTAAATTGCTTCATGATTCTGGTGATATCAATTGTAATGATGAGTACCCGATTCTGCCGCTCATAGGTATTTAATGACTATTTCTACTCAACGCTTCATCTGGTGGGCCTCCGCAGTAATTCTGTCTGTGGTGATTGCTCTGATCATAGGTTCAGAAACGAACCGTGACAATCTAATCAACGGTTGTAAACGCAATGGTGATTTCAAAGCAACAGAAGCTCGCGCCTGGGAAGAGGCTGCGCGGGCTCGTACTAGGGAAGGTGAACTAGGCACAGCAGCAACTTATACGGCTACAGCTAGGCAAATTAGGTTAACAATTCCAATGCCAAGTGACTGGACCGAAGAGAAAGACGGAAGGAGAGGTGAAGATCTAAATGTGGTAGACGAAGGGTGTCATGAAGCATTCCCTTCTGTTCTGCCTGGGATTTTAGATTAAATAATGATGGATCGGGCCTCACATTTTTGGGTAACCGTTAAGGATCGCCCACTGGCCCTAATTGGCGCAATAATAGGACTTGCGATTTTCGTATTTGCAGTTGTAAATGTGGTGCAAATCAGAACCAAAGTGATCAAGGTAGAGCAATCATCGCCATGTCTCGGGCTAACCACCCGGCAATGCGCGTTTAAGTTATTGGCTGCTCTGCCAGTCAAGGAGCGCCACCAGATAGAGCGCCAGTATCAGCAGGATATAAATAAAGAACTAGCTAAGCGACTGGTAGTGGATCGTCGTCAGCAATTAGCTAATCAGGATGGAGGCACCGGAGGGACAGGAGGAACCGGTGGTGGAACCGGAGGATCAGGCGGGCAAATTAATCCGCGAGGCGGTGATGGAGGGGGAGGAAACCTCACGCCGGGAACGCCGGGACAACCAAATCAACAAACGCCTAGCAATCCTAGTAACCCTACTGTTCCTCCTAACAGCAGGAACCCTAGTAATCCTAATAATCCTCCTAGCGTAGACGTTCCACCGGTAGACGTTCCTCCAATTAATTTACCACCGGTAGATGTTCCTCCGATTCATGTTCCTCCAATCCAAGTGCCACGGCTAGTCCCACAAGTCCCCGACCAGAATTTACTCCCAAAAGTAGAAACTCCAAAGGTGTGCGTTGATATTGATTTAGTTCAGCCAGGTCTACAATGTTAAGTCTTGTTCCGGTGGTCCGCGCATCGGGACAGGTGCCGCTCCCCCGGAGGTTGCTCCCCATGGTTTCTTCGCCGCGCCGTGGGTCGATGCGCCTCCGGGGTTGAGCGCAAAAGGAGAGAGATGACACTTATTCCCACAAAAATTACGCCAAGCCGAGAGGCCAGGCATCTATTTATGTCCATGGTAAATTATTCTGATGGTGGCTTAATTAACTTAACGAATACCTTGGCGTTAGCCACTGCCAGAAAATGCGCGGGCATGGACGATCACGAGGCCGTAGAAGAGCTATGCAGAGCCGGTTGGATAGAAGCTGGCGAAGACGGCGGCTGGCTGCTACACTGACGCTGCGCTCAAGGTTCAAGCGATCAAACTACCGGGGCGGTAGCGAGTCAAAGGGGATCTGAGCGCGTTCACATATCCGGCAGCTAATGACCATGACGCTGTTCGGAGGGTGACAAGGGGCGGTCCCAAAAAGGGCCGTCCTTTGTCTTGGTGGACTAGTCACTGCCTATGAGCTATGATAGCGGCGTGAAGCGTGCGCGTGTGGTCGTGGACAGTCATCTTCGCTTGGGCGAAGACTTTTCTGTGCCATTTCATGAATTGTGCATGGAAGTGATGACGCTCGACAACGAGAAGCACTACAAAGCACGAGCGGCGAACCGCTGGGATTGGCAGAATATCCCTAAGACCATTTCTCTCTACAGTATTGAGGATGATCATTTAGTTATTCCTCGGGGCTTTGCGCTAAAGCTAAAGCAATGGCTGCGCGAGGATTGGGATACACGGGTGCGCTGGATAGATCGCACAGTATGGGAAGAGGGTCCGCACTTTGGCGCAGAAGAGTTTGAATTCCGTAATCACCAGTTGGATGCTGCTGAAGCGTTTTGGAAGCACCGCCAGGGAATTTACAAATCACCTACTGGAAGCGGCAAGAGCGGTGCTGTTGCTGGATTCCTTTGGCTTCATCATCCTAAGCGTGCGATTGTTATGGTTGACCGTATTAATCTCGTAGATCAGTGGATTGCGGACTTTAAAAAATTATGTGGAGACAAACTAAACATTGGGGCAATTGGTTCCGGGCAGTGGTCCGAAGGCCAGGTGACTATAGCTACCGTGCAAACGCTGCACAAGCGGCGCGAGCACTTAAAGAAGGAAGGCTGGTTCAATCAATTCAGCGCGATGTTCTTGGACGAGAGCCATCACGCAACAGCACAGATGTATCGAGAGCTAGTGAGTCTGTTCCCGGCGAGGATCAGAATCGGCATGAGCGCCACTCCTGACCAAACAGGGGATTTCGCCATAGCCCTAAACGTCCTTGGGCCGGTCTTCCATGAAGATACATACGACGAAATTAGAGAGGCCGGATTTATTCTCACCCCTAAGGTGAAAGTGATCCATACTCCATACCGCTTTAATTATTGGGGCGATCACACTGTTAAGGCAAATGAGGAATGTGATATCCCCAACTGCCCAAAGATCGGCACGCCTCACTCACACAAGAATAATTACGGGAAGCTTCGGGCAGATATCGTCCAAGATCTTGAGCGTAATAGGCTGATTGCCAGCACGATCATGGAATGGCATGGCAAGCATCAACTTGTGGTCAGTTCAGAAACCAAGCATTTAGATGAAATGATTTCTGCGACGGTTGACCAGGGGCTTGCGATGGAAGATTGCTTCAAGCTCACTGGCAATGATGCGCGCGGACGTAGAGCAGAGATTCGCAAAATGTTTGTGGAAGCGCCACAAGGCGTGTTGTTTTCTACGGTAGCTGGCGAGGCATTAAATATTCCTGAGATTGATTGTGCTCATCTGGCCTTCCCAACCAAGAATGCCAAGGCGACAGAGCAGAAATTAGGGCGTGCTGTGCGTATTCATGAGGGTAAGCCTGGTGCAACTATCATCGATTATGCGGATACTCTTGTTCGAGTTTTAGCAAAACAGTTCAAATCGCGGAGGTGGAAATGTTATGAGCCACTAGGGTTAGAAGTAGAGATACTTGATTTCAGTAATTGAGTCACAGTGGCGAAATACGCGGAAGTGTGTTAGGCTGCCCTCAGCGGTGCTCAGACCCGCTGGACTCGCAGCCTCGGGCAAAGGGCTTGAGGTGCAAAAGTACGGAGGTAGTTTTGTTTCAACGAAGGATTCTTTGGATAGTCGGACTTGCCTTAGTGGCAGCCGCTATCGCTGTGCCTGCCGGTGCGGCTAATTTAATCACCGGCAAGTCGGTCAAGAATAGTTCTCTGACCGGCAAGGACATTAAGAATAAATCCCTCACGAAGAAAGATTTCAAGGGATCTATTACTGGTCCGCGTGGTCCGCAGGGACCGGCTGGCCCGCAGGGTGTGCCTGGCAGCAAGGGTGAACTCGGTAATACTGGCCCTCAGGGTCCGGGTACCGATCAGCCCGCACTGCCTGGTTTAACTTATCATGTGGGTGAGTCTGAGGAAGTTGGAGTTAACGGAGCTAACGGCTCGAATATCGTTCAGGTGTCGGCATCTTGCGATCCTGGCGAAATTGCTGTTGGTGGCTGGACTTCATTCGAGCAGGCCGGGGATAACGAGCCCAACTCTTTCGTCGTGTTTGCGACGTTAGTGCTTGACTCGCCCGACGCTCAGTCGTATTTCGCAATCGTCTTTAATCCAGACGGTTTCGATGAAGATGTGGCTACCCCGCATATCGCGTGCGTGCCGCAGACTGCCTAATTAGGTAGACTAATAGAGCCGGGGTTGTATCTGTGGCTGGGATTCTTCACCTAGCCTTAGAAGAGCAGATACAGCCTCGGCTCTTCTTTTGATACAATCGTAAGGCCCTAACAATACCCAACAAAATAGGGTGTTCAGGGTCTTATCAGGTGACCAGGGGGAATCGCGTCGGAGGGCGGGTTAAATTCATGTGCAGCCTAACCCTCGTTACTAGATACGGTCGCGCCCCCTGGTTCACCCATGTTTATTTTCTTTATTTCCCTGCTAGCCTTCGCACTATTGATAGTGGTCATAGTGCTTAAACAATTCATCTAATGCGCGGAAAACTGTTTTTTGATGGCGGCTGCCGACCTTCTAACCCCGGTCCTGCGGGATTTGCATGCGTCATTCAAATGGAGAATGGCGACGAGTACACCCTAGCTCGACACATCGGTTTCAAAACCAATAACGAAGCCGAATATTATGGCCTCATTGTAGGAGTTAAATATGCTGCTGAGTGTGGAGCTACAGAACTTGAGATTTTTACTGATTCAAAACTGGTTGAAGGGCAAATCAATCAGGGTTGGAAGAGAAAAGATTTCAAGATGAAATGTCTTGCAGCAGAAGCAGAAGATGTTTTACGTAAACATTTCGAAGATAGCTGGGAATTAAACTGGCACAGAAGAGAGAATAATTCTCTGGCAGATGAACTCTGTACCAAAGCTATCTTAGCTGGGCAGCTAGCGAATCCATTTGTTAGAAAAACTGCGGTCACAGCCGCAGATATTAGGTCTATGGACCCCTTTAGCCGCCCTTCAACTTAATAATTAGTTGAACCCATGCCCATCGTGTTTCACCACGGGCTAATATCCCCTCTAACGGGATAAGCGACGAGTCCTTGGCGACAAATTCGGTCAACCTTGAGGTATCGCCCGCGAGAGTGCTACACTGCGGCAGTCGCTCTCGACACAGGCGACACCCTAGCACACCCCCGTTACCCCTCACTGCCTTTGTACCCTCACTCCGAAGGCAGACCCCTGAAGCGCGGTAGCGGGGGTGTGCTGCTTCATGCTATGATCCCGCGTCATGGCGTCACGGCAATGGACCCCTCCCAAAGAGGATGGATTTATTTATATAGACGAGCTATGCGAAATAATCCATCGCAGAAACTCGACTGTCCGTAAATGGGAACGCGAAGGTCGGCTACCTAAACGGCTAATGCCTCAGCGTCGAATCAGGAATTGGCGAGCTTGGACACACAAGCAAGTCCATGGCAAGAACGGAATTGTTGAATGGATGAAGAAAAACAATCTTCATCCCGGTTCTGCTTTATCTCGATACCAACCTGATGAGGATGATATTAAAAAGCATGTAAGCCACATGCGTAAGCCTCGTTATTTGCAGCCTGTTCATATGGACATGGCAAGACAATGGGCAAATCGTGGCTGGTATATCGAGCAGATTGCAGAAGAGCTTTTACCGATCACTCGCTATCAGTCGATTGAAGGTTTGATTCGCGCTCTTACCCAAGCATTTAAGTTAGAGGGATTTGAGATTCCGCCAAGTGCTTTAAGAGAAGAGCGACAGAAGCAGAAGAAAAAGAATTATTCTCAGACTTCTGGTGCTAAGGCACAGCGTCGTTTGCGGGCGCAACGTAAAGCAGAAGCCGCTAAACAAAACGCGGCATAGAGAAAGGATCGTTTTGGCGCAAACAGTTAAGCGCAGGCGTCGTACTGCTCCGGCTAAAGGAAAGGCCAAGGTCAGCAGGACGAAGCCACGAGTAGAAGACACGGAATCTAGCCGGAATAAAGTTGTTAAATCAGTGGAGCATCGCGGCGTTAAAATAGAAGAGGGCCATGTTATCGGCGAGAACGGTCTTCCGGCGATTAAAATTACCAATCAGGGCTCGGAGCTTGTCCCTGTTGCACAGTACGCGAATGTTACGATTGGGCCTGTTGCTGTCACCCGTTGGGTTGAAGATCCTGGTCTTCATAAAATTACCGGTGTCGATCCTGACGACTTTGATGATGAGCAGGAATCGATTGCCGCTGCCCACAAAAACAACATCGCGGTCGGGCAAGCTCTACTTGAGGAAGTAATCGCGGAAGATCGGGAAGCTGTCGAGGAATCTGTGCGGAAGCAGAACCAGAAGGATAAGAAGTAAATTGGATGCTGAGCGGGGGCTAATCAGCAAAATAATTCAATCTGGCGATCTTGATACAGCGATTGCACGAGGAATTGAGTTAGATCATTTCGCTGATGAGGAATGCGAAGAGATATATGATTTCCTGCTAGACCATTGGCGGAAGTACAAATCTACCGCAACAGCCAAGGTTGTCCGCAAAGAATTCCCTGATTTCAAGGTAGCGGTAGATCGCAACACCCTCCCCTATTTCATTGATCAATTCGTAACGACTGTCAAGGAGCGCGAGGCAATTGATCTTGTCCGCGACTTCCACGAAGCTCTAGAAGATCCAGAGCAGATTAATGAAATAGAGCTAGTTGCGCTTGAGATGGCTCGCAAGCTGGTAGATGTAGTGCCAGCACCCCGCGTCAAGAAATTTTCTGAGGGGCTTGAGCGGATAAAGGAATACGATAAGCGTAAGAAGGAAGGGATGCCGCCAGGTGTGATGATGGGTATTCCCTCTTTTGACCGGGAAACGCTTGGAGCACAGCCGCATGAATTGGTTACTGTAGTCGCCTATCTAGGCGTGGGAAAATCAAAGCTTCTACAGCATGTCGCGTATTCAGCTTATTTGCAGAAAAAGACGGCTGTATATATCTCCCTTGAGATGGAAGCCGAAGCAATCCTACGTTCGCTTGACACTATGGCCACTAATTTTAAATACCATTCGCTCAAAGCCCTCGAACTTGATATTGGGGATCGTGAGCAATGGGAAAAGCTGGCCGAACAGGCTCACGAGGATCGACACGAGCGCGATATCTACATCATTGACGATATCCGAAACTGCACTGTCGATAATGTGGCAGCAAAACTCTTGCGGTACAAGCCAGATGTAGTAATTACGGACTACATGGAATTAATGCGGACGCCGAAAGGAATTGGGGGAGCGCATTGGGAACAGGTCCAATACACGACGCAGGGTCTTAAGCAAAATGCGAGACTCTTTCGCGTCCCTCATATCTCGGCTGCTCAGCTTAACCGCGAGGGCGGCAAGGGTGAGGCTAGCCTTGCGAACGTTTCCTATCAATCTGTTGGCAAGGACTCCGATTTACTTATTGGACTCAATCAGGACGAGGAAGACGAAGCGCAGCAGGAAATGAAGGCTATGCTGCTCAAGAACAGGGACGGTCGCAAGACCAGTACGAAACTGCGCTGGCAGTTAGAGCGCCATGTCATCCAAGAAAAAGGCGTGGCCGAACGCTTCCCTGAAAGAAATGATGATGGTAAGCTGAAGAATCCCAAGTTCAAGGGACGTAAGACTAGGCGAGAGCAAGATAAATTGCAGGTCGCGGATGAACTCAAAGGCGAAGATAATCCATGGAAGCCAAGAAAGCGTATGCGGGGATCGGCTCGCGCAAAACCCCGCAGTCGATCCTTAACTTAATGTGTCTACTCGGCAAGTCATTTGCCGATCATGACTGGATACTCAGAACAGGCGGTGCTGATGGCGCTGATCATGCATTTGCCATGGGCTGTGAGTCTGATTTAATTGATTACTCCGGTCGCGGCGGTGTGTTGGAGCTATACCTGCCGTGGGATGGATTTAATGGATTGCACTCCAAGTGGTGTCCGCCCAAGCGCGAGGCATATGAGCTTGCCGCAGAAATCCATCCGGCTTGGCTAAAGTGCAGTGAGGCAGCGCAAAAGCTACATGCCCGCAACATGCATCAGGTACTCGGATGGGATTTAGACGATCCGGTGAAGATGGTTATTTGCTGGACGCCTGATGGAGCTACAGACGAAACTGGCACTAGTACAGGCGGCACAGGTCAAGCGATTCGGCTGGCCAATATGTACGAGATACCAGTCTTTAATTTATATTGGGTGCAACATAAAATGCGTGCTATGCGGCAGATCATCAATGAAGACGATGATCCTTGGGGCGTGGTGGCGAATAATCTATGAAAGCCTATGATCCCCCGCCAGAAGACGCTAAAGAGATTAATGAATTCACCTGGCGCGATGGACAACGCTGGATACATGGCGTTCCTAGCAACTTTTATATTGAGCCTGATGGTACGTCTGTTGAGATGGAGTTTCAGGCTGCTAAGACAAAGAACCCATTTGAAAAGAAATACATTTTTTCTTCGCCTACGCCGGGAGTCGCCAAGCAGCGCGGCAAAGAAGTCACGTTACTGAAGAATTGGGATGGTATTAAAGTAAAGGTGATGGAGGGCCTGGTCCGTCAGAAGTTCAATGACCATCCTGAGCTTGCCGCCTGGCTACTGGCTACCGGCGAGGCGATTCTACGGGAAGACAATACGTGGCACGATCAGTATTGGGGCAACTGCACGTGCTACGAGCGTAAGCATTTCTATAGGATCGGCGAGAATCATTTGGGCAAGATCCTGATGAAGATCCGCAAAGAATTAAATGCCGCGTAGACGTAGACTCAAAGCAAGCGAATGGCTGCACAAGGTCGATGTGCAGGACTTCCTTGAAACGCTTGACATAATGAATATATCTCAGGCGCGTACCGATGAGCTTAAATTCTCTTGCCCCTTCTCAGGCCATTCGCACGGCGACGAGAACCCATCGGCCTACATGAACACGGGTGTAGTCGAGCCAGAGCGAGCTACTAAATGGAAGTGCCACGGCTGCAATCGCTCAGGCAATGCCATCTCGTTCCTCTCAGAGCACGAGGATATAAGTAAATTTGAAGCTGCTACCTGGCTGCGGCGAGAGTATGCCAGCGATTTCCGTTCTCCAAAGGGCGGCACTATCTCGGCAGAGTTTGAACAGCGGCGTAGGAAGTTCGAGGAAATGCGACAGCGCTCCTACGAAGCTGATCCATACCTAGACGAAGCTTGTCTATATCCTTTTGCGGTGAATTGGGATAAGGTACAGCAGGATGATTCTGATGCCGCTCAGTATTTAATTGGTCGTGGATTCGAGATAGATACTCTCAAGGAATGGGAAATCGGCTATGACGCAACCTCCGAAAGATGGGTTATCCCCGTGCGGGATAAGGATGGATTACTTGTGGGGTTCAAGGCACGTGCCTGGCGAGAAGGTCATAAACCTAAGTACCTCGTCCTGGGCGGACGTAGCTATGATTTTTCAACTTTTGACAAGTCTCACCATGTCTTCGGGCTCCACAGAGCAGCAGGAAGCTTTTCAGCGATTATTTGCGAAGGAGAATTAAATGTCATAGCAATGAATCAGATGGGTTTACATAACGCCATTTCGATCAGCGGTTCTAGCATGAGCGATAGGCAAGCTAAACTGATCCGCGATCATTTTACTTTGGCGTATTTATTTCTGGATCACGACAATGCAGGACACGCCGCGACCTGGGGATGGACAAGCAAGGACGGCACAGAGCATCGTGGAATTGTGGACCTTTTAGAACCGTTCATGAAGGTCTATATCGTCGGTCCGCATGAAGGCGATCCGGCAGATATGATGCGGGATGGCAAGGACGATGAAGCTCAGCAGCTAATCGATAATGCCGAGGCCAGTACAAACTACGTTGCAATCCCCGATAGTCCCGTGCTATGATCCCGTCAAGTACGAAACGTCTTCGGACAGCTTATTAAAGCTTAGGAGTAAATAAATTGGCAAGAACAAGATCCCGCACAGAAAAGCCAGGCCGCACTTTAGGAAAAGTTGCACGTGCCAAAAAGCGCGTCGATAGCAAAATGAGCGGCGGCAAGAAATTTTTGACGATTGAAGACGGCGAAACTGTTGTCATGCGTTTTCTTGAAGAGGGCGAAGACTTCAAGGATGCATATGTGCATAACACGCCTTTCGAGCGCGACGATGGAAGTACGTATTATCTCGACGTTCCCTGTCTCGATCAGGATGAAAAAGGTGTGCCTTGCCCTGGCTGCCGCGACGAGCTAGATATTAGATATAAATTCTATGTCTGCGCTATCGTCCGTGATTATCCTGAAGTCGATGACAACGGCAAGGTTCTTGATGAAAAAGATCAGGTTGTTGTCTGGACTGGTGGCGTCAAGGTTGGAGATAAATTAGCTAAGAAGCATTCTCGATATGGTCTTATGTCGCGGGATTGGGAAATCACCCGTGATGGCGTTAAGCTCAAGACCGAATATGAAATTGAGCCTGCCGGTGATGGCGCTGAGCCAATGTCGAAGGAAGACAAGCAACTGGCAGAAACAAAGCCTGATTTAACCTTCTATGTGAAGCCGCCAGAGTTCGAAGAGTTTTATGTCTCTCCGAAGGATCGCGGAGATGCCAAAGCAGTAGAGGAAGGCAAGAAAGCAAATCCATGGGGAGAGCGTAAAAAGTCTGGTGGGAAGACAAAAGCAAAATTCCGTAGTAGCCGTAGTAGCGGCGAGGATGGAGAAACAAAGGTGCGCTCCGGGCGAAAGCGCTCTAAAGGCACCACTAAAGTTCGTCGCCGCCGGTAGGCGACAGGGCATTTAACCAGCAAAGGAGGTACATAATGCCTATTTATAAAATCTATGTCGCCGATGACGACGAAAACCTTGAGTCTTTAGGTGAGGTTGACGCGGCGGATAGCGCTGAGGCCCTTGAAGGGTTTCTTGATGCAGCGACAGAGCAAGGTGTGGAAGTTGACTACGAAGCTGGATTTGAAGTAATTGAGGAATCTAGCATCGAGCATGTTGATGTTGAGGAAGAGCCACAGCCGCCCAAGCTGATTGTTAGCGTGGGTAGCGCGGCTGCTAAGCCGAAGCGTGGCCGTCCGAAGGGTTCTGGCCGTAAGCCTGGTCGGCCTAAGAAGGAAACGGCTGAGGAAGCTCCGAAGCGGCGTGGTCGCCCACCGGGTAGCGGTAAGAAGCGCGGTCCCGGTCGCCCCAAGGGTTCGACTAATAAAAAGACCACCACAAAGTCAGCGCCTAAAAAGAGCGGGCGTGGGCCGGGTCGCCCGAAGGGGAGCAAGAACAAAACCCGTAAGTCTCCGTTCAAGGGCGGCGGCTCGGACGACGAGTAATAAATAAACTCGTGCCCGAGGAAGGATGGGGATCGGTTTCGGCCGGTCCCCGTTCTACTTTCAAAGGAGGTTTTTATGGATCGTAACGAGTTTGAAGATTTTGTTGAAGGCCACTATCAGGATATTATGGGCCTGAATAAAACTAAAGGCCATGAATATGCCGGTGATGAAGACGCTCTTGCTAACTTCAAAGAAGTGGCTAAGGAACATGGTATTACCCCCGAACAGGCTTGGGGCGTTTATACATCAAAACACTGGAAGGCGATCCAGAGTTTTATCCGTGAAGGCCAGGTTCACAGTGAGCCGATTGAGGGACGAATCCAAGATGTGATTCTTTATTGTTTCCTTCTGCTTGGTTTAATTGAAGATGGCACCATTGAAGTTGAAGAAGAACGCATCACAGGAGCAGAAGAGGTGACCCGCGAGTTTACTCCATTGACACCACTCTCTGAGAACAACTAATGCCCAAGCAAGAAGAATTAGTTAGCAATGCGCCTTTGCGCGAGGCATTCGAGAACAGCGGTATGAGAGCTTATGATTTAGCTATTGCGATTGACTGGCGCAAAGGACCAAAGAGGAAGCCAGATACTCAGCGCGTACAGAGAGTTCTAGGCTTAGCTCCGTATTACAATTCCTACAACAGCAGGAAGGCATTTGCTAAATCACTTACGATTGACAATGCCATTAAAATAGGGTCTGTTCTGAATCTCGATCCAGTGGATATCGGAGTATGAGCGACGAGAAAGCATATGAAGAAAAATTGCCGACGCCTGGTACCTGGCCAGAGTGCGAGGTAGGTCAGTGGTACAGGGTTCTCCATGAATGGGATAAAGGAAAAGTAGGTAATTGCATCAGCACTAGCGAGACACTCTTTGGCCATCGCCATGCTCGCTTGAGGTTCAAGGATGGCCACGAGCGAGGTTTCCGCACACATGATTTGCAGTTAGTTTAATGGGTCTAGCTCACCTTCATAAACACTCGGAATTTTCATCCATTGATGGGACCGGCAACGCTAATCAATATACCAAGCAAGGCTATAAATTCGAGCAAGAATTTATGGCTATTACCGACCATGGTAGATTGGGCGGCGTATTGGATCATGTCTACGTTTGTCAGAATCCTGATAAGTTTGACGATCCAGACGACCCGACTAAGAAGCGCGGTAAAGACGAAAAGTTAATACCGCTGCTCGGGATGGAAGCGTACTGGCGCGATAACCGCTTTCAGGAACAGAAGAGTTACAGCAGTGCAAATCATTTAACTCTGATCGCTGGCAGTCTCCGTGGTTGGCGGACATTGATGCGTCTATCGAGCAAGGGGTGGATTCCTATCGACCGCAAGGGCGGCTTCAAGGGCAAACCCTGCATCGATTGGGAAATGCTAGAGGCAGACCACGAGGATTTAATTGTTTGTTCTGGCTGTTTCGCTAGTCCACTTTCTCAATTAATCCTGGCCGGTGATCAATCAGGCGCAGATGAGTATTGCTCACGCATGCAGAACCTTCTAGGTGATCGCTTTTGGGGCGAGATAATGCCTCACGATCTAGATGAGCAGCGTTCAATCAATGAAGGCGTAATAAACTTATCTCAGGAGCATGGCTTTGGCGTCGTCGCAACAGGTGATGTGCATATTCCGTATCAAGAGTGGGAAGATACGGCGCTTGTGCTCAAGATGGTCAGCACAAAACAGACGCTCTCCAAGCGCGCCAAAAAGCAAGAGGCTGGCGAAGACGTATACGGAGAGCGGATCGACACCATTTACTTAAGCCCGGAAGACGAGTTCCGCGAGCAGTTTGCTGAGTACCACGAGGATATCGATGAGGATATTGTCGATGAGGCGATAGCAAATACTGAAGTGTTGGCTCGCTCAGTCAAGCATTTTGTTATCAGTAATGCCACTAAGCTGCCCAAGGTAGCTAAGACTTCACTAGATGCAGAGCGTATCGTCAAGCGTTGGTGCAAAGAGAGTCAATACCCAACGGGCAAGCCAAAGAATTGGCAGGAATATCGTGACCGATACAACTATGAATTCAAAGTGCTCCGAGACAAAGGTGTGTTGGACTATTTCATCTTGGTCGGAGATATGGTCCGCTGGGCAAAGAGCAGAGATGCGTTACCCGGTTCTGACAAGCGTAAGCGGCCTATCCGGGTGGGTCTTGGAAGAGGTTCTGCGGCAGGGTGTCTTATCTCGTATCTCATCGGCATCACCGCAATTGATCCAATTGCCTGGGGTCTGTTGTTTGAGAGGTTTCTGAATCCTGATCGTGTCGGGATGCCGGATATTGATCTTGACTTCGAGACTGACTTAAATGATTTCGAAACTCTCGACGGCAAAATGGTGGACGGCCGCGAGATGGTCAAGGAATATCTCAAGGCCAAGTATGGTGACGATCACGTAGCGGATATCATTGCCTATCAGACCTTCGCTCCGCGCGTGACAATCAAAGAGGTTGCAGCTACACAGGATCTTCCTTATGGATTCATCAAAAAAGTCACAGATTCAATCGGAGATACAGAGCGCGATCTTGAAAAGATTGCAGCAGAAAATGGATTGGTTCGTAAACTCAAGACAGAACACCCCTACGTATGGGAACAGTGCTTACGGCTCGAAGATCAAATACTCCGAGATACCCGACATGCAGGCGGCGTGCTCATTACCCCCCGGCCAACAAATGAGTATATGCCTACTCAGATCGGAAATGATGAGATTACAACAGTCACAGCATGGGCGGATCGTGCCGATTTCCAAATTATCAGTGATTACGGATTTGTAAAGATTGACGTACTCGGTGTCAAGGGATTAGCGAAGCAGCAACTATGCGTAGATTTAATTGCTGATCACTATGGCGACATAGTTGAACCGAATGATCTACCGGCTCTGCGCGATCCATACAACGCAGATCAAAAAGCGCTAGACGCATTTACTCAAGGATTGACTCTAGGTGTCTTCCAGTTCTCCGGGCGAGGGATCACAAATCTCCTGCGCCACATCAAACCAGACAGCACCATCGACATTGCCGTTGCTAATGCCCTTTATCGGCCTGGCCCTATTAAAATTGCATTTGAATATGGGGATCGAAAGAACGGGAAGATACCCGAGGCCGATTGGTATTGGCACGATGCCGTCGAGCCCATCTTAAAAGAAACCTGTGGCCTGATTGCCTTCCAAGAGCAGGTTATGGAAATTACTAAGGTCATCGGTAATTTCACGGGTGGGCAAGCAGACTCAATGCGTAAGGCAATCTCGAAGCTCTACCGGCTCCCTGGTGACCAGGCACGAGCATTCATGCAGGGCTTCAAGGATCAATGGTTAGAGGGGTGTGAATCAAATGGCTTGGACGAAACCGCTGCCGGGGTTATCTGGGATGCCATCCTTGAATTCGCCGGATACGGATTCAACAAATCCCACAGCGCCAGCTACGCCTTGCAGGCATATCAGGATATGTGGCTCAAAGTTAATTATCCCCTTGCGTTTTATGCGGCCACTCTTACCATCGAACGAAAAGCAAAAGCCGAAGAGGATGCCGAATGGAAGCGAGGGATCTTCCGCGAAGCAGAATTATTCGACGTAAAGATTGATCCGCCCGATGTAAATGCCAGCGAGCGCGGATTCATTATCGATGGCGACCGGCTGCGTTATGGACTAGTCAGCGTCAAGGGCTTAGGAGGATTGACAGTTGATCAAGTCAAAGAGGTACGTCCAGTCTCTTCATTTGATGATTTTGCTAGGCGTACCCCAAGCAACTTCGGAGCCGATAATGCCGCCGCACTTGTTAAAGCTGGCGCATTCGATTCCCTTGGAGAAGATCGGGAAGCGTTACTAGCCAAGACTCGGCGCTGGGCAAAGAACAAATACAACGTGGTGATGGCGTGCGGGTGTAAGAAGATGCGGACGGGCGAGCCAGAGGAATGGAAGAAACCTGCCATTTGTGAGAAGCACGATTCGACTGAGATTAAGGAAATGATTGAAGTCGATCCGTACTACACCTATGCGGAGCACATTAAGTTCCACTACATGAAGGACAAGGAACCGCCTGAGCAGGAATTGATCGAGCCTTCTCAGAACGAAATCCTTGAGATGGAAAAAGAAGTGCTCGGTAATGTTGTGTCGCGTGAGACTGTGGTGCATCGCTATCAGGAATTCATTGAAGATCGTATTTTCTCTACAGCAGAGATAGAGGATCTGCCGCACAAGCCTGAGGATCACAAACCCTGGTGCGACTGTGATGAATGCGAGGCAGCAAATATCGTGGTGGGCGGCGAGATATTGGCGGTCAAGCCTATTGTCACTAAGAAGCAAAAGAAGGAAATGGCTTTTGTTGATCTTGCCTTCGGAGCAGATCAATATGCGATCACGATATTCCCGAAGGCATGGGCCGAGAACAAGCACAAGATTAAAGACGCATCAGTGATCTTGGTGGCAGGCTTTAAGGACAATCGCAATCAGATTGTAGCTCAGCACATAGATGATGTTGAGACAATTGCAGTGGGCGAACAGCGGCGGAAGACGAAGGCAAGTCTTAAGAAAACAACGCGGAAGAAGGCGGGGACTAACCCATGGCTGAAGGCAGCTTAGAAACTATGCACGCGCGCCGTAAAGTTAAACAGGCGCTAGGTAATTTCTTTAGAGAGATGGAGCTTGAAGTTGAGCCGCTAGCTAAGAATGCGACCAAGCAGGATATACGTCATCGCATCAAGAAAGCTCATTTTTATTTAGGTGATATCGAGAAGGATCAGACTGGCGATTTCGATAGTCATTTCCTACGCCGACTAGATCATCCTAATGCGGCTCATCTAAATACTCGTGGGCAATTGATCCGTGGCAGAGTCAGGCGTAGGCGGCGACGCAACAATACGGCTCGTGGTATAGCGATGAAGTTATTCCGTGTCTGTAGCAAAATTTCTGATGCGCGGCCACGTTATGTATACGGCGGTGGACATGGGCCACTGCTTAGATTAATGCGGTCCAATGCCAATATGGATTGCTCATCATCTACCTCACTCGCGCTCAAGCGTGCAGGCATGTTCAGTTTTCCTATCGCTTGGGTATCCGGCATGTTCGGTGGCTGGGGCCAAGAGGGCAAGGGTGATTGGTTCACTGTTTGTTGGCACAGCGGGCATGTATTTATTGAATTCTATAACTTGCCTAACAAGGGCGACTATTATCGCTTTGACACATCGCCGTGGGGTGATGGCGAAAGTGGTGCTCGTTTGAGAGATGGTGAGCGCGGATACGCACAATTTAAGTTCCGCCATCTCCCTGGACTTTAGAAAGGAATAAGTTGCCGGTAGATCCTAGCCGCAAGGATGATTTCCTTGCCAAAATGCAAAGGTCGCTTGGGCCAGAGAGCGTCATCCGTGGCGCTGAATTAATTGCTCTGCCGCCGATCAAGCTGCCGTTTATGTCCCCGATGCTCACTTGGGCGACTACAGGAGGAATCCCGTGGGGGCATGTCTGCCGCTGGTATGGGCCAGAGCACTCAGGCAAGAGCCTCACAAACCTTGGATTAATTTGGGTAGCTCAGCATTACCACGAGGTACTTGAAGAGCAGTACGAATATCAGATCAAAGCAGTTGAAGGAAATAATAAGTTCAAGGCGAAGAATAAGAAGGCCGAACTTAAGAAGCTGCTCGATAGATACCCCGAACAGCTTTCAGTAATGATGTGGGATACCGAGGGCAGATTCGATCCCCATTTTGCTGAAGCGATCGGTATCGATGCTAAGCAGATCGAGCTATCGAATCACACGATCATTGAGGAAATTTGTGCGGGCATTCACGATGGCTGGAATTCATTCCATATCCAGATAGTCGATAGTGCCTCAGCTACGCAAGCGGTGATGGAAGCTGGCATCAAACCTGGCGAATATACTCAAGGCGCTGGCCCACAAGCTTGGACTAAATGGCTCAAGCAGGCGCTCAAGGACCGCGACCGTAACGAGAACGTATTAATTATGGTAGATCAGCTTCGGAGCCAGCTTGGTCAAGCTCGAAACAAGGGACCGGCGACAGCGCCTCCGGGCATCCGCGCTCTGCGCCATCAGGCGTCCGTAGCAATTGAGTATGAAGCTGCCAAGCGCCTGTATCGGGATAAGAACGGAAACCTCACAGACGATTGGGAAAAAGCCGATCCTGATATCCGCTCATTAGGTACCGACGGCAAAGAGCCACACGGAGTACAGATGAGTTGCAAGATCGTAAAAAATTCAACCGGGCGACCGTGGCGCAATGCCAAGATGCGTTTCGCATTTCCAGTGATGGATCACAGGACCGGTGAGGTTAGATTCCCAATTGGTTTTGATCATGTCTGGGAATTACTTGAAATAGGTCTTCACTTTGACATAATCGAGAAGGGCGGTGGTGGAATGCATTACGTCCTTGATGAAGATTTTGATCAGACCGGCGAGAAGTACAAAGGCGAATCAGCTATGCGTGTAGCACTGGCAGAAGATGAAGATTTGCAGGATCGAATCCTCACGCGCATGTATCGAGATATGTGATGCTTAGATTGCTAGTCCCAATAGTAGGTTTATTAGCTGTTCTAGTTATTCTTACAGCTACTAATTTACCGTTGAAGAATTTTGATGGCAATCTCTTTGAACCCGGTTGTGATTGGGGCAACCCTCATTGTGAGCGCGAAGACTATAGGGATATGTGTACTAAACATATTTCAATTACAGACGGTGAATATGTACGTTGGTGCAAAGGTAGGCATTGGTGACCAATCCATTCCTTGAGAAAGCCAACAACCCCTTCTTTAAGAAAAAGAAGCGCGTGCGAGTTACATGGCAGCACTCCTATGGCGAGAGCGAGCACGTAGGCAAGGTCGTATTTGAAGACAAGAAACACCTGCACGTGCGTAATGCTCAAGGCGTGATGCTTTATTTCTTCAAGAAGATCCCTCACAAGTTAGAAGTTCTGTAATGGGAATCACGAGAAGCGAAATGTTTGCACGCTTTGGCGTGATGCAGCAGGTAGATGAGGTAACCGAAGCTGCCTATAAAATGCTTGAGCAGCAGTTATGGGAAGCTGGCGGCGATGATCCTCACGGCGAGCCTTGGCATGTGTCCTTTCATGCGTCGAGCTTCCCTGGTGGCGAGAATACCGCTTGTGGCCGCGCAGCTATTTATTCATTGATGGACGTTCCTAAACAATTCCAGTTCAGCCGCCGCTCACGGCAATTCATGGACATGGGCAAAGACATGGAGGATCAAATTGTTCGCCGCTGGCATCGGGCTGGCTTTCTACTCACACCTCCCCCTGAAGCGCCAACGCAATATCGTTTCGAAGACTCCGACTCCTGGCTTACCGGTTCGCCGGATGGAGTCATCATCAAACCGCGAGAAACCTCGCCGCACGTAGTAGATGTTAAATGTGTCCGCGATAATACAGTTGATGAAATGCGGAATCTGATTCGTCAAGCCACTCCACGGCATGTAGCTCAGTTAAAAGTTTATATTGCTTTTGCCCATGAAGAGCATCCTTGGCGGAAGGTCAAGCGTTGCTTCAATAGCAGGCGACTCATCTTTGAATTGATAAATGGTGATGAGCGGATTGAAGTTTGCCCGCAGCATGGACAGAATCCAGAATGCGTGGTCGAGGAAGAGCTAGAGCGTCCCTATTCTGGCTCGCTGTACTACGTCAGTTTCGATGATCCCAAGAAAACCTTTGAGTGGTACTACGAATATGACGAGGCTTTTATTCAAGAGGGGCGGGAAATCCTTCAAGGCTGGAAGGAACACTTCCTCAACAGCACCCTTCCGCAGACCAATTTCCAAAAGAAACGCTGGTCCCACCCATTTAATTGGCAGTGGTCTAAGCCGGAATTCCCTTGCCAGTATTGCGACATGAAAAAGGTCTGCCAAGAAGACCATAACGATGCTCTAGAAAGCGGTAAATTAATTAATCTAGAGGATAGTCACGCAATTTTTCACGGTCAAAAGGTTCGAAAGGACTACAGCTACGAACAGGCCCGCGAGCGCGTTCTACGGCGCTGGGGGCTACTAGACGCGGCCTGAGAACCGTGCTATGATCGCGCTCAGGCTAAACCCGGTACGAATGGAGGTACCTCTTGCTTGACAGTCTCAAGATTTCCGATGTAAATGCCCAGGCAATTCTGGCACTCGGAATCGCATTTGATGTATTTGATGATGACATTCCTGAGTCTCCGAAGGATCGGATGGAAGAGGCTCATAAATTAGTCGCCTTTGGAATTGAGGGTTTGCAAGGCGGCACAGATGATGAGGAAGTCGTTGAACAAATTAATGCCATCCTCGCGGCTGGTGGCGTTGAAGTAGACGGCGACGACGCGGAATTAGTTACTTTCGGCGAAGCTCCTGATCAGGATGAGCTTGAAGAACTTCTCTCGGAGCATGAAGTTGAGTTCGAATTTGAAGAAAGTGACGAGGAAGAAGAGGGCGACGAGGAAGAGGAAGTCGCCTTTGATGTTGACGACATAATTGAAGATTGGTCGTCAATGAAGTTGAAGGATGCCAAGGAAACTCTGACTGAGCTTCTGGCAGAGGAAGACGAAGAAGAGCAGCTTTCGTTTGAGGAAATTACCGCGCTGCTCGAATATGAGAACGAGCAGGACAAGCCTCGCAAGTCCATCGTCACTCTGCTTGAGGGAGCCCTTGAGGAATTCGAGGGTGAGGAAGAGGAAGAACCTGAAGGCGAGGAAGAGGGCGAAGAGTCTGAAGAGGAAGGCGAAGAGGAAGAGCCCGAAGGCGAATTTGATGAAGAGCCGTATGAGGGCTACGACGAAGCCAAGGTTGGGGATCTGAAGGAAGTCATTGATGACGAAGATCGCACGGCCGAAGAGCTTGAGTACATCGCCGGATACGAAGAGGCTCACAAAAATCGCTCTACCATTCTCAAGCGTGTCAATGACCGCATTGAGGAATTAAGTGAAGAGCCAGAGGCCGAGGGCGAGGAAGAGCCTGAGGAAGAGCCGGAAGAGAAGCCCGCTAAGAAGCGTGGCGGTAAGAAGGCTAAGAAGGTTGATGCAGAGGAAATTGATGGCGACGAGCTTGAGGAAAATCTCCCGCCGCACTTCGCTGAATTAATCTCCGAGGATCACGCTATCGGCGTGGCCGAGGAACTTGGCCTGAAGCCTGCTGATGACGAATATGAGCAGGAAGAGCTTCCGGCTATGCCTGACGATATCGCCGCAGAGGATCGCGGGGAATTGTCTAATCTCATGGCTCAGTACACAGCAGCGCATGGAACGGCTGCTTGGCTTGGGGCTCAGCAGTACACGCTTTCGAGCGGGTATGAGGAAGTGGCAGACTATTATGAAAATGCCGCATTCCTTGAGGCCGATGGTAGCGAGGCCACTAAGAAGGCGTCGGCCAAGACTGACGGCCGGGTGGTCTACTTCCGCAGCCAGCAGAAAAAGGCATACAACCAGTACGTTGTCATGCGCGATGTGAAGGACACGCTCAAGCGGCGTATAGAGACAATTAGCCGTGTGGGCGGATTCAAGGTCGATGCGGATGACGCTGAGGCTCAGTCGGCACCGGCAAAGCCCAAGGGACGCAGGACTCGCAGCCGTTCTAAGTAAATGAACGGCACACCGAAGAAAGACGAGATGGAGAGGGAGGCGGGCACTTCGCTCGCCTCCCGCATTGTGGGCACGACCATCACGGTATTTGTTTTAATGCTGTTCGCATTGGTCGTGTTCACGCTCGCCGCATTCGTCTACGGCATGGGCGAGGAAATACTGCCAGCGGTCAGACAGGCTGGCACTGACACAATTGAATGGGTTTTCTCATGAATTGGTTCAGGAGTTTGATCTTGAACTATTGGACTAAATGTCCATTGCACGGATGGGTATTTGTAGGTCGCCATGACTACTGCCCACTGTGTAAGGCCTATGGGTATTGGGATGGATGAAGAGCCAGACACAGTTAGCCCAATTCCTCCTGACCGCCTGGTGATGATCCACTGCCAAGACATTGGTGATTTAGTACGGCATTACTGCGGAGTCGGCTCAAGCAATGTTCGAGCTTGCGATTTGCCTCATGGTTGCCCGAAGGTTGTATATATCCGTGAAGGCGAGAAGGCGTAATGGCTCTCTATGAGTTGCGTATACGCGCAGGCCAATTTAGTTTATCGATAGACGATAAGCCTTTTGTAGTAGACCCCACGATTGATCATACATTTAAATTTTATATGTCTGATGATCCTGCGAAGAGGTTGAGAGAAGCCGCCAGTGAACTTTTACGGCTTAAGGATGGGCCACGCGACGATGCTTACCAGACGGCTAAGGAACCGGCATGGCAGGCGCTTCGTGAGGCTTTGGCTTCTTCTCCTATGCCTGTGAAGCCAGAGGACAAGCCACCGTTCCCTTGCCTGGAACGCGACAAGCCAACGCGGCACGGTCCGTATGGCCCTGAGGGGGAAGAGAGAAAAGGAGAGTGAGGCTTTTAGTAATAACATTAATGGTCTTTTCTAGTGGTGGCCATATAAATAATCATCATCCAAAAGCGTGTGCGGCGCTTTCACCTAATGCGTTGCAACGTTTACACCCCAATACTAGATGTGCAAGAAAAGCGCGGAGGAATGTGTCATGGAAGATTCGAGCAGTCAGTTTTCCGCTAGTCAATGGTGGCAGCGAATTCCTGTTTTTGCGAAGGTAGTAATTGTTTTAATCGTCGCGTTCCTGTTATTTTGGATCGGTTCCTTTTTCATCGGAACTAACGCGAATGCAGCAGGGCCGACGCAGCAACAAATAGATCAGGTAAATTATTGTATGGCAGTGCCCGGAGGCTGCCCTTCTTTAGGGATTGTCACTTGGCCTGAGGAAAACACACCATCGGCCGGAGCGATTGCCTCGGGACCGAACGCAGGTGCAGCCTGTAAGTACGGCCTTAAGAATAAGTGGAGTTTGACTGCTTATTTTAAAACGATGGCTGTGGGTCAGAGTGTTCATGATTGGTGCTTTAAGAATGGCCGAATTGTCAAGCGAAATTCAACTAAATCAGTGAGCGTAAATGACTGGGGCCATTTCCTGCTCCGGTTCGTCGCTGTAGATCAGTGGGGGCACAATTATTGTGTCTACGCTCATCCAAGTGACACTTATCCGACTAGCTGCGTGTATCGAGCACTTGGGATAATTGGTTGTTGTGCTGGAAAAGCATGGATTCAATCAACTAGCAGGTGTGCGGCGACAAGGATTTGTGCTTATGTTTGCGGGCCGAAGGGTGCCTATCACTCTCGGCAAATCGTCATGGGCAATTGCCCTAGTTAGTTAATAGGCTAGAGGCTAAACCAATGCGGGTGTTAGGTATTGATCCATCTAGCTCTTGCGTTGGTTTAGCCCTAGTCGTAGATGGGGAATTGGCTTATACACGGATCTGGAAACCAAGCAAGCCCAAGGATACTCACGCAAACAAATTAAAAGAGTACGAGGGCTGGCTAAAATTTCAGGTCAAGTTAGCTAATCCAGATATTGCAGCAGTAGAGCAATTAAATTATGCAACACGCAGGATAGATGTAGTACGAGTAATTTCGTATTATGAGGGCGTCAGTCTCCTTGTTTGTGCAAAACGAGTAGCAATCGTAAAGTCAATCATGGTTTCGACTGCACGCGCTCATACGCTTGGCAAGGGCAATCTATCAAAGGAAGATTCGTTCAAGCAGGTCAAGCGTCTATTTCCGAAGCATAAATTTAGACACTTTGACCAAGGGGGAGGGGACGAATCAGATGCCGCGATCCTCGCAATCGCAGCGCCTTCTGTCGCTGAGCAATAATGAATATGCCTTTGGCTTCACTTTATACAATTTGCATAAAAACTTAGGCGCAATTTGTAGAGAAAGTGAAGCTTCTGAGGCTAGAGTTACCCTTCATACTGGCGACGGAAGCCCGTATGATGTAATATTTAGGGAAGGCTCTATATTTGTTGAATCAGATAGGGGCTTCTCTGAGATGAATAACGCAATTCAGCCTTTTATTGACCAGTTTGGTTAAGCTGCTATACTGCCGCGCAAATGGCTACAGAGCAGGCATTAGAGCCAATTGGGGGCGAGGATGATCTGGACGTTGGAATAACTGTCCAGCAGGTTCAGGCTCTCGACAAATTGGCTGAGCTAGGAGCCGAACCATATGGGGGCAAAGGCCCATACCACTCGGACCCTAAGATACGCGCGCTACAGCTTGTAGCTGAAGGTCGGCTTGGAGGAAATCAACGCGCCGGTCGCACGGGAGTTAGGAAAAAGCGCGCTTCACAAATTGTCTCGGATTGGGCAAGAGACAAGAAGATTGAGCAAATCAAGGCCGCTTATAACCAAGCGCTTGACAGTGACAATGAACGCACTGCCATGGATGCAGCTAATCGCCTGCTCGATCTAGAGACAAAGAATGTCGAGATTGAACTTAAGGAGCATCAGTCTGATATCGACCAGATGGATAGAGAGGATTTGATAGTTGCCTTCCTTGAAGTCCTCAACCGAGAAGACACCCAAGAAACAATTAAAGACTTCATCCCCGGCACCGCGCAAGAAATTAAAACGGAAGCGCTCACAACCGGAAACGGAAACCCCTCAGCCGAAGCAAATGGAGATTCCTCCGATGCTGGCAGCAATGGGGTACACAATGGAGCGGCTTCAGCAGATGCCGGTGGAGGATCTGAGGGAGTTAGTAAAGCGCGCCCGAAGTCTCTCAAAAAAGTTAAAAGACGACGGCCCGCAAAACGATGAAGAGCTACATACTTGGTTAAAGAAAAACCTGCGGCTGGATATCCCACGGCACTCTGTCTGTGAGGATCACCAGTCGCCTTTTGATTTCTTTGCAGACCTGTATTTCGAGCGCCTGCATGTAGAAATTGATGGGGAAACCTATCCTGTTAACGGTGCGCTCGCGCTGGCGAATCGCGGCGGTTTCAAGACAACTTCTGTAGCGGCTCTCCATTTTACTAATTGTACCTTCAAGCCAGGTTGCGGCTGCCTGAGCTTCGGCGCTACCCAACCACAGGGTATGCGTACTTACACAAATGTAGAAGAGTGGGGCTACGAGCATGACCCGGACACCGGACGGCGAACCGATAAAGTTCAGGATTTCCTTAGGGACGCTCCGAAGAAGTCACATACAGAATGGAAGACTGGTTCGGAAATTGAGGTTGTGTCTGGTACTGAAGAATCAGTCTCCGGTCCTCACCCGCAGAAAGCCCACGCGGATGAAATTGATCAAATGACTCATGGCCAGTGGAACCAGTCGCGCGGCATGGCGGTATCTCGTGCAGCGACAGGTCCACTACCCGCCTTTATGGAGCATATGCATGGCGTCATTCCTCCGCAGAACATCGCCACCTCCACGCGCAACAGCCTCAAGGGCTTGATGCAGGAGCTATTAGATGAAATAGATGAAGATATTGCGTCTGGCAATATCCCTCGATACATCGTCTACATCTGGTGCATTTGGGAAACCATCGCTGAAGTGCCTAATTGTCGGCAGGCACCAGCTAAGGAACGTGAAGCTCGCCTTAAAGAACTTGGCCGTGACCCCAAAGAGCTTTGCATGTGCAATAAAGTTAATAAGGGGCGCATCAAGGTTAAGGGTGAAGATGGTGATGAGACTTTTGTAACGCGCACTCTTGAAGGTGTTTGTGAAGGCAAAGCATTTAGGGCTCGCGGCGTTAAGCCCTATCAGGATTTAGTCACAGCATTTAAGGAAAACCCACCTGGCAACTGGGTTCTACAGCATGAATGTAGAGAAGGCCGAGATGAAAATGTTTACATTGATGAGTGGGACCTAAGTACGTATGGAATCAGAAATTACGAGCCTCGTCCAGAGTACGGACCGATCTACATGGGGATCGACTGGGGCGGTACCAACCCTTATGCTGTTTTGTGGATTCAATATCTCAGAGTTGATGTGCCAGCGTGGGACTTTAATTATGACCCCATTTGGATCAGTAAAGATACCTATGTTGGATTTAGAGAAATTTATGCTGCCTCCACAATGGACACAGGCTTACTCGCTTCACAGGTAGTCCGTATCGAGAACGCCTATCGTGAAGAATTTCCTGGCTTTAATGTAAAGAACCGCTTCGCTGATATGCAGGGTCGAGGCGACAGGCTTTTATTCCAGCGCAAGGGGCTCAAGACAACCTGGCCGATCAAGACTCGCCAAAAGGATCGATTCATCAGTGCAGTACAAAATCTTGTTATTGATGATCGATGGGTTGTCGATGCCAGTTGCGAGATGTTTTGTGAAGAGATAGAAGTTTGGCAGCAGAACCCCAACACAAAACTTGAAGTCGATCAGATGAACCACCTCATGTCAGCCTGGCGGTATGCCATCGCCAATGCTGAATTACTAGAAAATCCAGAGCGCGATAAGGAAGTCAAGGAACGCAAGGCTCGTGAGGCTGAGATGCGCCGTGTGAGTGGTGTAAAGCGCCTCACACCGGCCGAGATGGACGAGAAGAACATGCCGGTCACAGAGCGTGTAGGAGCGGTTACAATAGACCGCCATATGACTGATTGGGAGCGCCAAAATGGGAGCCTTAGGTAATGCCTGACGAACAGATTAAGTCTTCCCTAGAGAGCGGGGAAATTGGGCCTGAAGAGAAGGCCACAATTGAGAAGTCTATTAAGCAAAAAGAGCAAGCGCCTCGGATGGAGGAACAGTCCGAGAGCATTGTCGATTGGCGCAGGGTAAGGGATCAACTTGGTGACCCGTTCAACCGAGAACGCATCCCTTTTACTAAATTAAGGCAGATGCGGATCGATACCATGATTGCCTTTGCGCTTCACTACATCATGGTCCCGCTCATTCGAGCGCCGTATCACTTCGAAGCTTTCAATAATCAAGGCCCTAATGCTCAGGTCGCCGCGTTCATGCACGAGGCGTACAAAATGATTCACGGGCCTTATATGGATCAGCGTCAGGGCGCACTTGAGTTCGGCTTTCAGGCAATGTCGAAGCGCTTCCAGCATAAAAACCCTGGCGGTCTTTTCGTAGATACTGCTGAAGAAAATGATGAAAATAAAATCAAGCCCACGTGGAGTGAAGGAACGATTGAGCCGATTATCTGGAAGCCGTTCATCGGATTAATTCCAGAGAAGGTTGATCCGGTATGGGATAAGGACGGCAACTTTGATGGGATGCTTTATGAATTACCCCAAAGGTCTGCTCAAGCTGGACAGGGTTTCCAGGGCGCTAGCTCTCGCGGCGGGGGCAAGACTAAGCAGACTCTTGAAATTGATGTTTATCACTCGCTCTGGATTACCAACGAGAAACATAAATTCTGGGGTTCCATCTACGGGTTTCCTCGAATTTCCTACTCATATCCCTACTGGTGGAGCTACTGGTTCCGTTGGGCGATGGCAGATCGTGCCTTCGAGCGAATGGCCATCCCGCCCATGGTTGCGTATCATCCCGTCGGCTCATACAGCGATCCCGAAGAGCCTGGATCTGAATCAATTCCAAACTGGACCATCGCACTGGAAGCTGCACGTGCCTTGCGTTCTAATTCAATCGCCGCAGTACCATCCACACTGGCCTCCACTGGTTTAGACGAGCGTGGTACTCAGCTTCGTGAGTGGGAATTTTCTTTTATTGAGCCATCTGGTCGTAACTTCGAACTATTAGATAAATCGTTCGGGTATCTCGACAAGATGAAGTTGATCAGCATGTTCATCCCTGAGCAAGCACTGATGGAGGGTGAAGGTGGAACTTCATCTAGAAATGTCGCTGAGCAATTCGCCGACATATTCATTCAATCTGAAGGAACACTTCAGCAACAGGTTGATCAAGAACAGAATCAATACGTATTTCCACAGATCGCCGCAGTCAACTTCCCTGAATTTATGGCTGATGGAGGCATCGTTAGGAAGGTGTCTCATGGTATGTCTGCCGCCGATCAGGAATTCGTCAAGCAGTTAATTCAATTAATAGGCCAGAATGATCCTGAGAAGCTTGGCGTAGATATCAAGGCAATTCTGGAAGAACTACGCACGCCGGTCTTAGATCCTGTCGCACAACAGCAGGAACGTTTACGGGCAATTGCTGATGCTGCCGCAGCACAACCTCCGACCGGCCCGACCGCTGTTCCTGGTCTGTCGATTGCTCAAGCGGGAACCAATAACGTGCCGCTTCCCTCTACCGGTGCATCAAATGGCGGCAGCGTGCCTAACGCTACGAATGGCGCAGGCAACCTTGGCTTCAGTGAGCCGCCTAATTTATATATTCAGCACGAGCCGCCAATATTCTTGGATGACAACAGTGACTTTATCTCAGGTCTTCCGCCGACCAAGCATTACGCCGATGAAGCAATTAAGGCGCTGGCTATACAAATGCGCCTTGCTTGGAAGAATCATCTGGCTAGTCTTTACACATCGTTCGCAACTTATATGGCTACTCAGCCAGATTTGGAGTTTGCTGATAAAACAAAGATCGGTATCTCGCTTACGCGCGCAAAAGATATCGCAACAGAACTTCTCAAGCATTGGGAATTCGCAACAAGTAAACTTGAATCTATCACCACAGCCAGTCGAAACGCTCTGGATCGAATTGTTAAACGCCAGGTACGACAGGAAGCGCTAAGACTGAATACCGAAGTCGAGCTTCCTGAGGATGCATTTAATAATTGGATTGAGTCTCAGACTGGAAGGCTCATTAAGTCAGTTCATGGCACTGTTCGTGATCAGCTTCACGATTACCTCGTTGGTGCTATTCGTGATGGTAAAACGATGGGCGAGATGAGCCAGGGGATACGCGAGCATTTTGATGAATTTCCTGACTGGAAGACAACGCAGATAGCTCGTTCGGAAACTCGGGATGCAGTAAATGCTGCCACGCTGCTGACGGCGCAAGCTGTTGGGGCTCGTTATGTAGCCGCGCGTGATGCTCAGCTTCCTGGGCCGACCGATAAGGAATGCGAGGATCGGGACGGCAAGCTCTACACCGTGCGCGAGGCATGGGCACAGATCGGCCCGAAGCATACGCATCCGAATGACACGCTCGAATTAGAAATTGTGCCGCGTGCCAATCTGGTCTTCGAAGATGTTGAGATAATGCCAGAGGATGCACCCGAGGGAGCACTGGCTTTCTTCGATTCAGATAATAGTCGGATCGTATTCCTCAGCGATGGGGTTGACGATGATCAGCGAGCACAGTACGCCATTGAAGTGGTCCGCCAATTAATTGCTACGGAATCCATGGAGCGCGTCAATGGCCATGCCGGTTGATAAAAACGGCTTTCCGATTCTGCTGGCCCAAGCTCCGGGCCAGGTAGCCGATCAAGGTGTGCCGTCTGGTGCATCAGTACAGCGCGACACTCAGCACGGTAACCCTTGGTTCGATCCTAAGACAGGGCGCTTCAGCAACGGGCCTGCCAATATGAAAATAGTTGCGGGTGGTCAGTTATTTGAGAAGCTGATCAATGTTTCTCGTCAACTAATTCAGCGCAATATCGAGATGACCAAGGCTGATCAGATCGCGCTCTATCAAGTCGGCAACAGCATCAAGGTTGTATTGCTTGTGAACGGCTCGCCACGAGCTTCCTTCCAAGTACCGTCAGAAGATACGCCGGAAGATGAATTTAATGTCGCGGAACTAGAAGGGCAGGCTGGCCTCGGTGATCCTACTGGACCTAAGAATAGATCTGACTTACCCGATGGAATTGATGAACTCCAATGGGAACGCCGCCTTGACGCAGTTAGAGACTTGGCCCGAACCTCCGACACCCTGGAACCAGAAGATGTTAAACAATGGCTTGAAGATCGAGCCAAGGAAATCAGTAGTATCGATATTGATCAATTTATTCGAGATGTAAGAGCCCATCGGCTTGACGATCTAGCTGATGCGATAAACACGAACCAGATGACTGCGCAAGAGAAGCGTGGACAAGTCCGTGTAGCTGCTCCGCAGAAATGGATCAATGACAACATGCAGGGGCTAGAGGATCATGAAATCCTCAAGCTTGCCAATCGTCTTCAGGCTCGTGGATGGTCTGACGAGGATCTTAAATCAAAGGTATTGGCGAAGATCAAGGATGAGTCGCGGCGGACTGATCTTGAACAAAAGCTTGGCGAAGAGCCGCAGATACCAGAGCCAGCGCCAGTGCAGCTTGAGGATCTTCAGATAGCTGAGACTACTGAAGAAAGCCAATGGCAAAAAGACGTACAACAATTCTTTATGGATGCAATGAAGAGTATGCCACCGCCTCAGGTGAATGTAGAAGTGCCCGTGACTGTTGAGCGTGGCACGACCAATCGTAAAGTCATCCGTGATGAGCGCGGATATATTTCAGAAATAGTGGAGTCAAATGACAGTAGCGATTGAATTCGAGCCAGTCGATAGCGATACGCTCAATCTGTCTGAAGAGCTAGAGACAGGCGAAGCCGGTACAGGTCAACTCAAGCAGCTTGAGATAACTAATACTGGCGATGAACAAATAGCTGAGATAACCGTGGGCCTTGGTGGCCCTGGTGCTGGCTTTGTGCAGCTTGCAGTTGATAAAAAGAATCAGCCAGGTGTATTTGCAGCACGCGGCGAAGAGATAGTAATGAAAAACTTGAATCTCCGCAAAGGATCTAAGGTCCGTTTTTGGAGTCGAGCGGCATTCTCTGAAGATGACGCGCATTTGAATCTGCCATTTGATTACGGCTTTGAGGTGAAGACTCCCTAATGGCCGACGCACTTGCTAATTTCGCTGATTCATTAGTAGCTACTGCGCCGTCCCCGGCTAGTTCGGGAACTTCGCTTGTAATGTCTACGGGCGATGGGGCTAATTTCCCCACGCCTCCATTTAATGCAGTTGTATGTCCAGCGAATGTAGCTCGCCCCAGCTTAGCTAATTCAGAAATCATTCGCTGTACGGCGAAAAGCAGCGATACGCTGAGCACAATCGTAAGAGCACAAGAGGGAACATCGGCTAGATCAATTGCTGTAGGGGATCGTATCTATATCCCATTCAGCAAAAAGTATTATGACGATATAAATACTTCAATAGCAGCAAAGCAAGATGCTGATTCTGATCTAACAGACTTTGCTGCTTTGAGCGGCAATAACAAAATGATCTACCGCGATGGGTCAGGTATTTATCAGGTATCCGACCTAACCGCAGCCGGTAGAGCAATTTTAGATGACGCTGATGCTACGGCTCAACGCGCGACGTTGGACGTATATTCGACATCGCAGATTACTTTTATTACTTCGACTTATGTGGATCGTACAATTGCTACTGGAAAGGGTGACATTTTTGCGGCTAGCGCGAATGATAGCCCCGCCATTTTGGCAGCAGGTGCTAATGAATTAGTACCTATTTACGATTCCACTCAGACGCCTGGATTAAAAACTGGAATACCATTAGCAGCAGTCCGTCATAAAACTCTTGTCGCTAACACTGTAGGTCTGATTCCAGCGAGCACGGCAGCAGGTAACTACGGATTCAATATGAGCGGTGCCGCTGGTACCACTGTTGGTTCAAACGCCAACGGAGTTTTTATCGTAGATGCAGCAAATGACTGGACTCTTTCTGGTAGAACGCCCAAATTTGTAACTAGATTGCTGGTAGGAACAAACGGCACAGCGCCAGCTATTACATTTACTGCTGGATTATCTTCTTTGAACTCGGCTTCTGGTGGCGCTAACGCATTCACTTATGGATGGGCGTCACAAACAGCAGGAACTACAGCCGCCGTTGCATCTCCATCGGCTAATAGTTGGACTCAAAATACTTCTTCGCCTTTCTCTCTTCCTTCTGACGGTCCATATATTTTAACTGTTCTTACTTCAGGAGCAATGGCAGCGACCAACCCTAAAGCTGTTGTTCATGCCTATGTCTATGCGGTTTACACCTGATGGTTTCTGGCGTTTACATAGGACAAGCTGCTGTAGCTCAACAGATCAGCTTTGATATAACCCCACCAGGGGTTACTGTAGATGTTAGTTCAACGCCAGGTAAAATCAGTGCGCAGACCGGCAAAGACTCAGCCGACTTTTATTTAACTTCAGATGAAGACTTCCAGGCGTATCAAATACGCAAAGTCCCGGCTGATGACAGCACGGTGACAGAAGGAACATTGATTGAATCAGGCGGCGGTGGAACCGCTAGTAGCCCGATCCCTCTCAACGTTACGGCCGCAGAGCTTGCAGCCGCTAGCCTGGGCGAAGGGCAGCATAGAATAAAAGTATTCGTCCAAGACATAGCTGGCAATTGGAGTGTATAAATGGCAAGCTCATTTCTCTTAGAGCTAGATACCACTGCCCCTGGTAGTCCCGCTGTATCAATTAACAGCGGTGCTACCTTCACAATTGATGACGACGTAACTTTAGGAATATCGACTAGCGACGGTGATACCACCGGCTATTCGATGAAGATCTACGGTGACGTTGATGATTCATTTGCTACTTCTGAGTATCGAGCGTCCGAAGCGAATGCGCCTTGGATTACATTTAACGGCACCAAGTCTGTCCGGCTTTCGGCTACAGACGGTTCGAAAACAGTTCGCGTCAAGATCCGTGATGATGTTAATAACGTATCTTCTGAAGCGACAGATTCGATCACGCTCGATACGACTGCGCCTCAAGTTACGGTCACTTCCGGCCCGACGCCCAACACTATTTCTAAGCAGACTGGTAAACGTACATCGACATTTGATTGGCAGGCTGATGCAGCGTTCGAAGCTTACAAAATCAAAGTCGTCACGAATGCCTCGGATGCTCATACTGCCGGAACCCAAATACCCACTACTGCTGGATCTACAAATATGTCGGGCTCGGCTGGCGGCTATCCGGCAACAACACCGATCACATCTACAATAGATGGTGCGGACCTAGAAACTGCATCAGCCGGTGACGGCAATAAACGAGTTAAAGTATTCGTGCAGGATGCAGCAGGCAACTGGTCAATTAATTCCTAGTGTCTAGCTCATTTATCATCCGGTATGGGGAGTTTCCGAACTCCTTTACGATCAACCTTGATACTCATGCGCCTACGCTTGAGTGGTTGTCTACGCCGGATGCAGCACCAGGGCTCTATACGGCTCAAGTTAAGTTAATTGATCCACACGAGCCTCAGATAGTTGAAGCATTCTTAGTCCTGTCGGATGACGATGAGGTTGAACTTCTCGCCAGTCCGTTGGGCGATGATACGTACTCGCTTGGTGCGTCGGTGCCGAACGTCACCATCAATGATGCATTTATTGAAATAACAGTCATTGATTCGGTTGGCAATGAGGCGACGTACACACGCGATCTTGGTGAACCGCCTCCGGTCGTGCATCTCCCTCCCTATGCGGCCCGGATACCGGCACCAAGGAAGCGTCGGCGCACTAAGCGATTTACTTTCAAGGCGCGGGTCAAGCTCACTCGCACACTCCATGTCAGATATCCGGCATGGGTCGAGCTTAAGCGAGTGCAGCACGTGGAAATTCCTTCGCGTATTAGATTGCGCAGGGATGGTCAGTTCGTATTCTCAGCGGAACGTGAGCCTGCTAGTTGGCTCGTTCAATTAATGCAAGAAGACGAAGAACTTCTGCTTCTGTTGGAGGATTGATGAGCCAAGAAGATATTCACAATCTTGAGGCGCAGCTAGGTAATTACATCGATGCTCGCCGGATCGTCGCACTACGCGATGATATGGAAGCTCTCTGGCCGGAAATGCCAGTTATTGCTGAGCTTACGGCCTACTCCAATGGCCGATTGCCTGGGGGAGCGCTTACAGCAATTCCTTACGGTCGGCTCGAACATGGAGCCGCAGCCGCATGGAATGACATGCGGGAATTTATTGGCCGTAGGCATGGCGTTTGGATCAGACCACTTGGACCGAACTCTTCTTATCGCACCTACTCGGCGCAGCAGTATTTTTGGAATTTATATAAGTCAGGTCGCGGAAACCTGGCGGCGTATCCGGGCTCAAGTAATCACGGGTGGGGTAAAGCTGTCGATGTTCAAACGCCCACGATGGTTTACTACATTCGTAAATACGGCGCTCGCTTCGGTTGGCGCAAGGTTGAGGCATTTAACGAGTGGTGGCATTACAACTACGTGGGCGGGTACAAGCCGAAGCCACGTATTAAATTGCCTAAGGTTCTCAGCGACAACGAAACCAAGTGGGCCAAGCTTCTCATTTTCCATCGGCATGAAAGGGAGGAAGAAGGACGCTCAGGTAAAGGGCCTAAATGGCGTGCCCATAATCATTGGGCCAAGCATTATGATGAAGTCCTGCGCCGTCAAGCCGCGAAGCTAAGCGGGAAGCGTGAACATCGCCGGAAGCGCAGGCATGTTCTGATTGATGTAATTGCAGGTAAATACAATATCTAGGAGGTGAGTATGTCGCCGATCAAAAGCTTTCTCAATCAAGGGCCAGCCGCAACTGTTTTAATTGTGCTGCTTGTTCTTGCAGCCGGTGTGGTTTCGCTGGTTGACCCGGATGAGATTGACTTCAAGCAGTGGTGGACTATTTCTACCGCTGTCGGCGCTGCCCTCGCGGTCGGTCTCAAGTCGCGCGCGGCGCGGCCAGAGCTCGAGCAGGCCACGAATCAGATCGCGGCCGAGCTGCAAAAGCGACTGACGCGCGCGACGGGCGAGACGCTCCTCTCACTCGTGCAACGATTGCCGGAGAAGCCAGACCTCGCGAAGTGGCGTAACGCAGTCGATGCGGCGGCTCAGCGCGCAGCGCTGCTCGTCGCCGGTGATCTCGCGGCAACGGCACG